TCAGACAGCACGTTGTAGTCGTCGCTCACAGCACCCTCCCTCTCGTGTTGAACCCGGAATCCCGGTTGCCCTCGATCTTACCGCGCCTTTCGAACTCACGCAACCCTCGGCTTACTTCTCTAATCACAGCCGCCTCTCCCGACCCTCCACGTTCGAACGGGGCGTAGTCCGGGAAATGCCGCCGTAGAGTGCGGTGATCGACTCCCATTGTCCGGCGGATCTCATTCAGCGACACGCCTGCATCAACTAGTTTCCGGAGCTGTTCCCAGCGTTCGGGGTTACGTCGGATGTCCTGGGAGTTAATCTTCTCGTCCGGCATCCACAGCCTCCTGCGTAGCGTCTATCAGCGCCTCACCAATCTCACGGGCGTAGCGGGCGGGGATAACCTGCGCCGCACCCTGGGGTCCGATCCGAAGGTAGACGCCCTGCTCAGTGGTAGATACGTGCCAGTAGTTGTCCTTTGAGCGCTTAATGAAGTTCACTCTTCCTCCTCCGCAGGGAAGGAAAGATCCGCACAAGCTCGCATCTCTGAGAGAATGGCCTGAGCGTACGGGCTCTCAGGGTTATTACGAATGAAGTCTAGGACCTTAACGCCAACTCGGGGCTGAAACAGGGCGATATACTCTCCATCCTCCTCCCAGTGGGTGATAATTCCGTTGATCTGACCGTCCGGGAGGTGAGAATCCTTGCGCCAGTTCACTGAAAACCACGCCGCAGCGGTGAGAAGTTCATCTCGAATGCTTCTCTTGGACTGGCGGAAGGTCTTGCTGAAAGAGTCTCGGCCCAGAAGGTGCTTCAGGTCCAGTGCTCGGCGCAGGCGCTTAGTCCAGTGGTTACGACCGGTGTAATCGGACTCATACCGGATGTGCTTCAGGTCGCCCGTGTCTCGGCTGTAAACCCAGCCCTCCGCGTTGCCCGAGAACTTCGTCGCTACAAACTCCGCCCAATCGAGTATCTTCTTGTCCTTGTCGTCCACGTCAGTTCCTCTCAAACGTTCAGCTTGTAAACAATGTCCTTGCCTTCACCCGACAGCCGCAACAGGCGTCCGGACTCTTGCAAGTAGCCGATGCGATCATCGATTTCACGCTGGCTCTTGATGACCTTACCACGGAAAGCGTGCAGGAGGGAAGCCCTAGTTACTGTTCCGCCCTGTTCAGTTACGAAGCTCTCGATCTCGGCCAGATCCCGGCTGTACGGGCTCTCGCTGATCGACTCAGATACCTCCATCACGGTTCGAAGCCACTGCCCGCCGTATGAAATCGCCGTCAGCGTATCGTCGTAGGTGAACGTGGTACGGCCCTCGTACAGCGCAACGAGAGCAGCACACTTCCACAGCGTCTCCATCACAAGGCGGTCCACCGCGGGCTTGATGAAATTCCACCGCGAAGAGGTGCGCCCTGTAGCGCGGAAGTCATCGGCTGCTTGGTTAAGACGGGCTTGGGCAGAAGCAGTCGCCTTCATGCCGAAGCGCTCGGGGAACTCCGCGGCCCCAATCGACAGGTCTGCTGCGATCTCGTATGCAGAGTCCGGGACCTCTCGGCGCTGGCCCTCACGGATTTTCAGGTCACTCTTTCGGTTAGGGTCAGGAATCGTCTTGTCCCACACCCAGTTCACACGCGCCAAATATCCGCTGTCGAACTGCGAGGCATCCATAAGAGCCAGCATCCGGTCGGGAGTTCCCCACATAAGCTGATTAAGCGAGGTACGGGCCGATTTACCCCGATCATCCTTCAGGGAAATCTTGGAGGAGGGCTCAACGAACCCGTCGTACCATTTGGCGAGCTTGTCGGGAACGGAGGCCATCCAGTCCTTGATCCGAATATCCCGGAAAAAGTCCGCTGCCTCATCGTTATGGATAATGCTCGACTTTTCGTTTCGGTGAATAAGACCCATGTGCAGGCCGTCAGGAGAAGAAAGCGCACCCAGGTTGTAGTTCTCGCTCTCGCCGTCCAGGAACATCGCGTTAAGCACCGCCCGGAGGAATCCGTCCTCAGTACCCTTACCGGTGGTGGACTCACCCAGCACAATGAACCACGTGTTTACTTCCAAGCTTTTCGCGAGGGGAATAAACGCCTTGTACCCGTAGGCCATGCTGAGGATGGTCCAGGCGGCAGGAGGTGCGTACGTGAAGTTCGTAAAGCCCTTTTCCTGGGTGGCCTCGGTGTAAACGTCAATGAACGTACGGGTGTTCTTAACCGTCTTCTCTTCGGTGGCGGTGAGGAACTGTCCGCGCTTGGTATTCTCTTTCTTAGGTTCAGCCTTTACCAGGGAGGGATTTTCCCGCACGGGCTCCGGGCGCTCTCGGTAATCGGTGACCCGCTCGTGGACGAAAAGCAACCCCCATTCCCGGGAAATGTCCTTCGTACGGGGTGAGTTCCACAGAAGAGAAGTAAGTTCCAGGTCGTCTGAAATCAGCGGTGCAGCGGTAGCCAAAAGCTCGCGGAACGTGTCCTTGTTGCCGGGTGCTCCGGTCAGCAGGCGGTCAGGGATACCGGCTGGGACCCGAGTCAGGTCATAGGCCGGAAGGTTCTTACGGAGGTCAATTGCGGCACCGTGTTTCTGAATGCCTGATGCCAGCCCCTCGGCAAACTCCGCAGGCCACTCGTCTTCCTCGCGGGAATGAGCCCCGGTGCGGGACATGAACATCTCTTCGATGCGCTCAAGAAGAGCGGGAACTCCGGGGTTACCTTCGGCCCCCAGCCGCACAGCACGGTGCTGTAGCTCGATAACGTCACTGTGGCTGAAGTCATCCCCGCGGCTTTCAAACAGCTTCTCAGCGTCCTCGATAGCTCGGCGCACCAGGAGGTTAGGATCGCCCGTCTCCAGCGTCTCGTACCAGTCCTTGACAGTTCCGGTGTAGGCGTCCACAGAGCGGGCCTGGGATTCCTCGCACAGCCACTCGGGGGCTTCTGCAAAGGTGGACCGGTCAGGGAGTGTGTCAGCGGTGAACACCACGTAGGACTCACCCGCGCGGCGGTCAACACCAGCCATCTTCCGGTATCCGGCCTTGGGCGAGAGGTGCTTGCCCTCGGGGGCGGCGTACATGATGTGCTTGCCGTTACCCGAGATAGAGTCGTACGAAAAGCTCTCCGGGACATCCACCCAGGCCCGATCCAGGCTATCGAAGCCGTCAACCAGAACGTTGCCGTCAGCGTCAGTCTTATAGTCAAGGTCAAGAACTACGATGCCTGACATGCCGCAGTGAATTCCGATGTGGGCCTTGTCGCCGTACTTCTCGAAAACCTCCTGCACGTGGAACGGGTCCAGGGACGCCGACTTCAGACCGTCGCTTGCATACGGCGTTTTGTCCGCCCGCACAGCGAAAACCGCAAAGCCTGCTTCTGCCAGTGCCTTCGCTCGTTCAGCTACAGATACCAATTAGCTCCTCCTCCGAGCGTTAACACTTAGATCGTTTGTCGTCCCCTGCGTTCCGTATGATCTCGTGCGTTTCGTATAGTGGCTGACTACCCTGGACTCGAACCAGGAACCAATCGATTAACAGTCGAACGCTCTGCCATTGAGCTAGTAGTCATTGTGTGCGATTATCCTGACGCACCCCAGGTCTTCTAGCCTATCAGTTGATCCGGAACTCCGTCTTGCTGACGTAACGCTCCCGAATTTCGGCAGCAGAATTACTCTTCTCTCGCCGATCGCGTTCCGCCCGGATGGTAGCAGATGCAGCTAGCCGGGCTTCCTGGGCGCTGTCAAAAAATCCGAGCCTGTGGTAGGAAACTACTCCAAGAACGCTGTCGTAATTGATTCGCGCCTCAAACAGTTTACCCTCGATGGGTTCAGGGTACTCGGTAATTTCCACTGACAGAGGTCCTTCGAGATCGGCAAAGATCAGCATTAGAACGGGCTCCCCGAGTCGTCGTTGCCGTCATCCAGGACCGTGACGGTTCCGAACTTCAGGGTGATGCCCTTCTGAACAGCGCCGTTCTTGTCGGTGTACTCCCGGACCTCCTGCTTGGCGTCCTCTACGCGGATTTTCTGACCCTTCTTGATGCTTGCAAGGGTCTGAGCCGCGTCGCCACCTGCCTCCACGTCATACCAAGTGGTGCCGGTCTGAACGAACTGGCCGTCCTTCTTGTACCCCTCGTTGATGGCGATAGGAACCTGCTTCACGCCTCGCGTGCCCTCGCGGTCGTAGGCGGGGTTACGGGCGCCCGACGCCGCGTAGCCGACCAGCGTAACGGTGGCACCAAGGTAGTTGTTGGGGTTGCTCATGCGTTCTCCTTCTGGTTGTTCAGGGTAATTCGTGCGCGGCGGGCAAAGTTGCTATAAGCCTTCTCGACTTCCGCCAGCTTCTTCTCGGATCGGCTCGCACCCCACCGCGTCAGCGAGAAACGGAACTCCGTCTGAGCGGCGTCCCCCGTCTCCAGCTTCGTCACGTAATGAGCGAACCCGATCCTCTCTGTCGTAATCATGCGTTCTCCTTCTCTAGCTGTTTCAGTACATCCTTGCGCTTCTTCTGCGCGTGCCGGGCGGTAAGGGCTCCTTGGAACAGGTCAAACCCGGCTTCAATCAAACCGTAGTCGATCACATGCAGTTTTGCAAACGCGGGGATGAAGTTACCGTTCCGGTCGGAGTCATCGGGCCGCATCTGGAACACGGCGTACTGACTGAAATCCGGGACGGGCTCCTCCACCCACCACGAGTCTACCTGACCCCCGTGGTGTTTTGCAACACTGGGAACGATCTTGTAGTAAACAGACCCCGGGGTGCCTTCGGGGACCTCCTTCGCCCACGTGTGACAGGCTCCGAGGGCTGCAAGCTGAGCTTCGTGGCTCTCGTGAACGAGCCGGGAGGTCTTGTCATCCCCCAGTGTCATCACGTCGTCCACCTCGCCCACCCAGTCCGCCGTACCCGCATAGCCCTGCCCGAAGAACGTACCTTCGGTCAGGACCGTGCGGAAGGTGTGCTCGGACTCCCAGATGTGGAACGCCTCGATCATCTGCCACAGGTCATTGCGGCCTTCTGCGGGCTCCGGCTCAAACCAACCCCGCCGGATCGCCTCGGTGTAGGTGTGCATGAAGGTTCCGGTTTCGGATGTATCGTCAAGCACCCCCATACTGTAGTCGTACACCGTTACCTCGTCCATCTTCTCAGGGCTCAGCCGCCGAGAGTAATACTGGAGGTAGCGCATACCTTGTTCTTCGGTACGAGACAGAAGGGAGTCGATATTGGCAACAGCGAAAGCAGCGGTCTGCTCAATGTGCCAGTTAACGATCCCCTCCTTCTCGATAGCCGAAGTAACAGAAGTCACACCCGGTACGATTTCACCTGTAAACGGGTTCCGATAGCCCCGACCTCCGTACCCGCTGGCGGGCACCACTAATTTCGGAACACTCACTCGCTTTCGAGTTCCTTGTACAGCAGTTCGTAGACCTCAGCGCGGTTCTTACCCGGGTTAGCGGACTCGACCTTCTTAAAGCGTTCCCCCAACGTTTCGGGGGTGAACTTACCCGTGGCGATGTACTCCGTGTTCAGCTTAGTCTTGTACTCCGAGTTCACCTGACGGCTAGGCGGAGTACCCTTGTTCCGGGCCTGCTCAACCTTCTGCTGTGCGCCGCTCGGAGCTTCGGGCGTTCCTGCCTTGCCCGCATCTTCCGCAGACTGCTCGGTGATAAGGAAGGTGCGAAGTAGGGCGTTCTTCAGAGCATTGGTGGACCCGATGTTGGATGCTACCGCAGTGCCCGTTGCCAGGCCGTCTCCGGTACCTGAAACGGTTACGCTAGAGCCGTCCACAGTAGACACGATGGTGTAGGTGCCCTTGATGACAATGGAGACCTGAAGACGGTTATTGTTCAGCAGGTTCTCGTGCTTAATGACCTCCTCGTTGGGGAGGAAGATCAGTTTGTTAGCCACGAACTGCCGCTTGGTCTCTGCTGCCGCGTCCACCGCCGTAATATAGGGCTTTCCACCCATGTTACCCGGGAGAGTTCCATTCTTCTCCACCGAAAGACTCTTCAGTACCTCCGCAAGCGCCGTGTAGACGTGCGGAACTTCAATCTGTGCCTGGACCAATGTGGTTCCTCTTCTCTTGTCGATATTTTGTCATCGCGATCTTACACTGCTCGCATTTACATCCAAAATTTGCATACGCATTTACACTTCCGTGCCTTGGATCGGATGCAGGCAGACCTTCTCTTTTCCGTTCTTTGGCTTTATCTCGCTTACATACGCGACAATATCTTCGTCCACCCAGAACATACGTTGAGTTCTCAGTATAGGGGTGCCCTCGGGTACAACTTTTACGTCCCGCAAAATTGTGTCGTCCATGCAGAATTGTATCCCGGTTGTTGTCGAAACTGTTACCGCGCCGAAGGTTAGAGACTCGGTTGTTAAGCGGGTTGCCATCCCCGTGAAGCACCAATTCTCCTTGACCTGATAGCCTATCCTCAAAAGCCAAAGCAACCAGTCTGTGCGCCTTACGGGCCAAGGATCCTCCTCTCCCGTCCGATAGCCGGTAGACGGGGTATCCGCCTGTTGACGATCCGGGACGAAGAACTCGTTTACTTAAGTGGCTATAGACTTCTCCCCCCTCAGAAATTGAATATCGCCCTGAAAAACCAGGGACCTCTCGCCACTCCACGTTCGGGTTCACCTCGTCACCCCCTCGATTATTTTTCACGCCGTCTTAGCGGCCAGTCCCGCTCGATCTCAATGGTGTCATCGCCCTTGGCTTCCCGGAGCCAAGTCTCAAACCCCTCAGCCCAGTCTACATGCATCCGAGCCTGCTCTGCCACGGTGGGGATGCCGTACTTCTCAGCTACGCGAGCAGCAACCTTAGCGGTGATTGCCACGTCGTACCCTGCCTTGTGAGCCTCGGACGGGTTGAACGGGACGCCGTAGGCACCTGCCACGTTCTCCAGCTTACGCTTGCCCTTGCGGTACTTATCCTTTGCGCGGTCCACGATGAGGGGGTCAAAAAACTCTGCCTCAGACTCGTACTCGTCAAAATCCACGCCTAAGTGTCGCTCATACTCACTTGCCAGCAACGAGAAATCGAACGACAGGTTGTACGCAACCCAGATAAGGTCCGTGTTCTCAGCGTAGACATCCAGCGCTTCGTTAAGCGCCCGTCCAGGCGAAGTGCCGTTTGCCCGCAGATACTCCGTGGTAAACCCGTGAACGGCTGCCGCTTCCTCGGGTACTTCAACACCCGGATCGATGATCCACTCCCACTCTTCCAGCAGGTTACCGTCCGCGTCTGCGGTTGCGATAACAAGCTGAACGATCCGGTCGTTGAATACATCTACGCCGGTTGTCTCGGTATCGAAGATTAGGTACTTTGCGTCACTCACCGGGCGTCCACCCCACGCTGCTACTCTCGCCGCGGAACGAAATGACCACAGCCTCTCCGTCCGTTCTAAACTCAAGCGAGTCAGCGTTTCCGTTATACAGAATGCACGCCCCTGTCATGGTGTCGATCACGTCTCGAAGCTCCTTAATTCCAGATCCGGAGTATACCCGAGCCTCAAACATTTTCTGCTCTGTCTCCCAGTAGGAGGTCTTCATCACTTCCCCTTCTTCAGTCGATCACTAAAGTACACGATAGCCGCCAAAAATCCAAGCAGCGGAATCACAATCCACGGCTCGGTCACTCTTCTAGCTCCCGAACAACAACGTAACGGTAGCTGTTGACGTGGGCCTCCTCCTGAGCAGCGAGCATGGTGGTGAAAGCCCCGATCACTTTAGCGGGCCACCGAGTAGCGCCTACGACAGGCTCTTCCAGGACGATGTAGATGTCCACTCACACCTCCAACTTCTTCGGCGGGTAGTCTCCGTAAACACTCTCTCGGGCAGAAAGACCCCGGTACTCATTCCACTTCTTGAGCGCAAATTGAGCAGTATCTACGATCTTCTTGTGGTCGCCCGTTTCAGCGCGGTACAGAACCCCGCTCTCAATCAGAGTCGAGAAAAACTTGTCCGCCCTCCGAATTTCCACGCGGGCATAGGGTGCGATGAACTTCTTAATCCGCCAAAAATACCCCTCGGGAAGCTCAGGAAGCCCCGTAGTCTCGTCAATGTTCATCCTTCAACTCCTCAATCTCGTTACGCAGGTCTGCCAGTCTAGCGCGTGCCGCCCCCGGGTCAAACCTCAGACGTTCGCGAGCCTCGTCCAGCTTTGCTCGAATCTCCTCGATGGGCTGAGTACGGATGAACTCAACAACCTCGGCCCAGGTAAGTTCCTGTTTCCACGGGTCAATCATCTCTCATGCTCTCCTCAAGCTTACGCCCGTAAACGTGTCCGGAAAAAACTCCCCAGGCCGGACGCGCAACCAGCCGGTAAATCTCGCACTCGTTCGTGGATTCACAGCCTGCGCACATCACCTGAGCCTGGCGGTCGGTAGGAAGTGTGTCCCCCGAGAACTCATCTTCTCGACCCGCGCAGTTAGCGCCCTTGGTCATCGCCGCCTTCCACAGATCCATGTTCGCCTTAGAGGCTTCGGGGGACTGCTTCAGGTACTCGATAGAAAGCGTACGCTCGGGCTTGGGGGACTCTTGGTTGATGCGGTAGCCCGCGATGCTCGGATACTCAGCCATTAACGCCCTTATCTACCTCGGAAATAGTGTTCAAAAAGTCTTCAGCATCCCTTAGGTCCCACGCGGTGTACGAATGTACGCCGTCAATGTAGACTTTGAACTCTTCCTCCACGGGCCGAATCTCAACGTCCGCCTGTAGGGTCTTGCTCCAGTAATCCTCTATACGGTCAACGGTCATCTTTCAGTCCCTCCATTCCAAAGTGGTCCCAGACAGTGAAAAACGGCTCGTGGATGATGTAATTCTGAAACTCCTCCGCACCGTCCCTAACCGTATCAATCCCGACTACCTGTCCATAAAGGATATGGAGTACCTCGCGAACGATTTCACGATCCTGATCGCTGTATTTGTGCTCAGTCATCTTTCAGTCCTTCCAAATACCACTCCATCGGGGCGGTGTGACCCCAACGAGTCTCAACATAGCTCACAAAGTCGGCGTAATCCGCCCAGTAACCCCGGCACTGATCCCCGCAGCGGCACACGGAGTCATGCATGGCTTGGACGAGTGCTTGCATTTCCACTCGCTTATCGATCACCGAACCACCACCGCAATAAGGGCAATGACACTGGTAAGCCAACCCAAACTTGCAAGAGCCCAGAGCCGCTTGACCTGATCTTGTGTGCGGGCAAGAGACTTAGCCACCGTGGAGGCCAGGTCAAAAGTAGCGCGGTTCCCATCCGCCAGCGCCTCGTTAACTTCTCCCTGAGCCTGCCAGACCGACTTGATTTCGGCACCAGGCATAGGGCGCATAATGTCCTCAGGCTTAGTGGTCATAAGCAGGCCACACTTCCTCTCCATTTACCCAGTTGCGCATCTTGGGGCTGTGCCCCGCAGGCGTCTCAGGGGGTACTCGATCCATCATGGCTCCAGCATAGTACGGGGCTCGATAGATTGTCAACCCCGCCAAAAAGCCCAGCAGTAGTCCAATTGTGAACCTCACTTCTACCTCTTCCTCTTCCTGTTTGATCGACATGTCTTACAGTAACGCCGCCCCTTGACGGTACGGCCGGTGTTAGCATCGGTGTACTCATGCCCGTGCACACAGTGGGTCTTATTTACCTGCCGGTCCGTACCGTCCTTCCGGCGGTCTTTCATGTTTTCCGAGTAAGTACCCCACCTGAGATTGTTAAGCGAGTTGTCGGATACACCCCTTCGGCCATGGAGTGCAATATGGCCTGGAGGTGGTGGCCCTAAAAATGCAAAGCAAACTAATCGATGTACCGAATGGAATTTCCCGCTTAGGGACACTCGGGCATAGCCCTGCTTGGTTATGGACGGGGAAAGAATACGACCCTCGTTGACTCGAACCGATCTACCAACGGAGTAATAAAAGGCGAGGCTTCTAACTTCCCCGTTACGGGAAACCTGATATCGACCTTCGTACCCCGGTATATTTCGCCATATAGGTGTTTCAGGGGGCGTGACGTTATTCTTACGGTCGGCATCTTTTGAAGCGCAGTCAGGGTCGCAGTAGTCTGTTCGACTACTCGGATGGTGATTAAAAATGCCACCGCAACCTAAACAATTACGCTCGTATGTAACCCTTTTTTGGTTTTGCGGCGTAATTAGAACCTGACAAGATTTCGAGCATGTTCGAGCTGGGGTATATTTCGAAGTGAAAAAAGACTGCCGGCAGACCTCGCAGTCTTGTAAAACTTGGTATCTCATCGCCTCTTTTCCTCTCCCTTGTCTCGTCCCTTGTAATAGCTCAGCATCATTCCGTATCCCGCCCACGACAGTCCAACTATCGGGCCTCCGAACGCAAGATAGGTAAAGCCCGTAAAAACCGTAAGCAGGTACACGACAATAGTAAGGAACGCCGAGATAAAAAGCAAGGCTTCCAGCGTTCGGTATGCGTCCTCGCGCCACTGCGTGTTATACGGGGGCTTTTTCATCACACTACGTATTTCTCTAGAACCCGAATCGGAATGCGGGCCAGGCGCTGGTGATACTCGTCACAGTATTTGCTCTCCCACTCACACGAACACGTACGGTAAGTCACGGTCACCATCTGCTGGTTGGGTGCGTAGGTCATGATTCCTCCGGCCAGATTCGACGCGCCGAGAGAATTCCCGGGTCGTTCTTGTAGATAGTGGTGAGGGTCTGCGTTGACTGGAAGAAGTCGCCGTTAACGAACCACGCATGTGAACCAGCCCTGAAGGTCAACTCCCAGACCTCGCCGGGCTTGGCGTCGTGCCACGGCTTCGGCTCCGGGTGAGCATCGAAGTAGGCCTCCGCGCACGCGGCGAACTGCTCGGCATGGTCGTCGATCAGTTCCAACGAGTAGCGGCGAACCTTGCGGATGCGGCCCACGGACTCTCGAAGAACAGTGATGAGGTCGCGGTCATTCGTCGTGGGGTAGACGACGTACTCGGGGTTCTCAGGCCAGCGCCACCGTCCGAGGCGTTCGTCTTCCTCAGCCTGGAAGAACTCCCGCAGGCCTTCCACGGCCTCTGAATCCAGATCGTCGGCATATCCTTCGGGTCCGGGCGTTGTGTAATCGATGTAGCCGGAACTGTCAATAAGGACTTGAACGCCATTGCTGGCTGTGTACTGTTCCATGTTCCCTCCTCAGGGTTGTTAGCTCTACTCTAGCGCCTTGCCATCGAGCGCGCAACCATGATCTTCTTGAGCAGCAAGTCTTCGGCTCGTCCCGACTGAACGCCTAGGTCATCCAGGAGAACGTAGCGCTGGACCCTCTGCTTGTTGTCGAGGCGATCCAATCTTGCGGTCACTTGCTCGCGCATGGTCAGTGAAATGGGCTGCTCAAACAGGATTTCGGTGTGCGAGAGGTGGTTGAGCCCTGCCGTACCCGTGCCGATAGCGGCGATCACACCAACCAGAACCCGGTAATCCCGCCCGAAGGAGGCAAGGTCTGCCTTGCGGACTCCGCTGTATTCGGCGGCTGTGTAGCCTTCCTGGGTAAGGCGGTGCGTTAGAACCTCTGCGTACTGCTGGGACTCTAGGAACACGACCACGTTCTCATCTGCCGGGAGGTTAGAGAGAATATGCAGGGTTTCGTCCAGGAACGGGGAAGGTGCTTCGGGGTTAAACCGGATACGGGTCTTCTCGATGCTCTCGCCGTCCTTGTTTACGCCCTCGTACGTTTCCACCTCGGCTTCTCCCAAAGTCAACTGACGGATGCGCTGCTTCTGGGTCAGCGGGATTTCAGCTTCCAGCGGGTGGCCCTCAAGGTACGTCATCATCAGGGTCTCCATCTCCCGAACCGCCTTCTTCTGCTTAGGGCTAAGCTCGACAGTGCGCTCGATAACCTGGGGCTCTTCGGTGGGTAGAAAGCCGCCCTCGTGCCACTTGCAGCAGGTCTCCCGGCGCTTGTGGAGAATCACCGCAGGGATCTCAGACAGCAATCGGCCAGGCTCAGATTCGGTGAGGAACTTCTTAACGACCTTCGGCTTTCCATCCCACGTGCGCTGACTGGTGTAGACCTCTTCGTAGCTCATCCGGTCAAGCTGCCACTGGACGAAGTTCGAAGATGCGATCTCACCGCGCCGGTCCAGGGTATCGCCATAGAGAAAGCGCATGATGCCCCAGAGGTTAGCGAAGTCCTGGCGCATCGGGGTGCCGGATAGGGCAAGGCGGGCGTCAAAGCGGTGGGCAAGGGGGTGGCCGTCGCTTGCGTGGTAGCCGCCGAGCTTGCGTTGGAGCTTGGACTTAGCTGTTGAGCCCTGGTGTGCCTCGTCGTGGATAATCATATCGCCTGACCACGCGGAGGTGTCCGCACGGGTGACAAACTGCGGGGACGCAAGATACACCCCAGGTGCCCCCAGTTCGAAATCAAACAGAGCCTGACGCTGGGCCTTGTTGGAGTTGCCGATGATCCGGGCTTCTACGTCTGCGTTATCTGCCAGGGTGGGAATCCACGCGGTCTTGTGCGTTGACTGCGGGGCAAGAATCAGGGTGGTGCTGGGCTTTGCATCCCGAATAGCCAGGGTTGCCGTAAGACTCTTACCGCCGCCAGCTTCGATTCCGACAAGGCCGGTATATCCGTTACGATGCAGGGTCTCTTGATCTTCGACCTGGAAGGGGTAGGGGGTGAGCTTTGCCATGCCCTCACACTACCTTATAGAGCACATCGCCGTCAACTCGAAAACCGTGGCGGGTCAGGCGCTTGCGATAGACGTGAAAGAGCGTATCGGTCGAGCCGTACAGGACAATCTCTCGGCGCTGCCTCTTACGCTTGAACAAACGATCTGAGGCGTCCAGGCCCTCAAAGAACAGAGTAGACAGGCGTCCGAACACTTCTGTGCCGCCGGGGCCGGTAGGACTCCCCTGCTTGCTCCAACGGCTCCACGGGGCTGCAAAGCGGTTAAAGACCACGAGGTGGACGTGGATTTCCTCGCACTCGGCAAAGCGGTGGAGGGAGAACGAAAGCCTCATACGCTGGCCGTTAGATAGGGGTACGGTTTTACGTACTTCCCAGCCGCGGTTCACGTAGAGGCCTTGCTCGTCAAACCCCACATCAACGTAGGGCCGCTTCATCCAGTTTTTGTTCATGAGGTGAGTCTAGCCGTTACCTCTGTCAATGTCAACGTAGTTCGGGCATTCCCGGTCCCACAGGTAGCAGTAACACTCTCGCTGCTGCCAGCATGCGCAGGATGGGTCGTGGTGTGCTCCGTGTTCGATCACTTCGTAAACTCCCAGACAGGCTTATCGAATTCGATCCAGTGCGTCACATTGCCGAAAGGCCGGGTGTGTCCTACGTCACTGTTAGCTTCCCACAGTATGCCTTGAGTCTTCGCGTCCCAGTCGTACAAGGCGTACACATTGATGTCCGGGTTGTTTGGGTTCAGAGGCCAGCCGGAGACAATACAGCCATCAAAGATAAATGCAACACGCCCTACGAGAGATTCCATGTCGGGAAGGCCCTCGGTGGCGATCTCGCGGACCTTAAATGTTCTCACAGATCCAACTCCCCTATAGCCTCATTTGCCAACGCACGGCGGGTTTCTAGCGGTACAAAGTTCGAGCGGGTGAGCGCAATGATGTTGGCGATGCGCTGCTGGCGGGCGAGTTCTTGGAGGGCTGCGTCACTCACGATTCCACCTTTCGGTACCCCAGTTCGTAAAGCCGGTCGGCAATGTCATATCGGAAATCCCAAATGTCTCGCTCGGGGGCTTGACTGAACACGGCGTAAACTACGTCCGCGATCTCGTTAGCCTGGTCGATGCGGTTTACTTCTTCTCGGGCGTTCATGGGTTAGATCTCTTCAATCGAACGGTACGGGCACTCTTCCCAGGGCATGTTATGTGCCGAACATGAATAACCCTCAAACTCATACCCAACCTCGGGATACTGGCGCTCGCAGGTCATGCCGAGCATTGAAACCATCCCTCGCATAAGGGTTTGATTACTCTCTGAACCCAGACCTTTTAAGGCGTTGTGAAACACTTCTTCTCGGGCGTTCACTCCCAAACCATCTTCCAATTAGTGTCTGACGATGAGAGCGTGAGATTTACCCCTCGGGGATCGGACCAGTATCCGAACTGGACGCTACCGCCATTGACGGGCCAGATAACCCACATCAGTCCCACTCCTCCGTAAAAGTGCCTACGCCCGTCCCGCGAAGGATCGCCTCGCATTCGATGAGGTCAAGGCCGGTGTAAAAATGCATCGTGATGCTGGGGTCGTGGTAGTTCATTCGGGGTCTCCAACAAAAGCATCCATGATTGCGCGGACAAATACATCCACAGAGTCACCGGTCATCCGGTACTGTGCGGGCCTGTCGGGGTAGTTCGGATGTCCCTTAGATCCGCCGTTGAACGTGACGCCTACTAGGTCGGTGCTTGCCAGGGTTTCACGCAAGACGCTCTCGATCATGCCGTGACGATACCCCTCAGCATACAGGGCATCGGCTTGCTCCGTGGCAGTTGCGTCGTTGACCCACCGCTGTAGGACTTCGATCATCCTTGTTCGTTCGTCGGCGCTCATGCGAAAACATCCGTCCACTCGATACCCAGGTACTCCAGGGCGTAGACTTCGATGTTCGACCAGTCGCGCTCGCTCCACAGGTCATAGCCGCGTCCGTCCTCGGCAGAGGCATCACAGGCCCAGTCAATGGCCTTCTCGATGGCCTCAAAGTCGGTAGCAAACGGGGTGCCAAGCAGGCGGTCGTGAAGCTCGTTAGCGCGCTGGGTGTGAATCGGGATCATGTTCATGGTTTCCTCCTTGTTGGTATCAGTATGGCAGGCTTTAGCCCTAGTGTCAACTAGACAGGCCGGATCGTCCAGCAGTCTTCGCCCGCACGACCGCACTCGGTACACGAGAACTCATGCCGGGTCTTCCACGTCTCTCGCTCCATTACGGCCCGTATAGCGTTCCAGCAACACAGTTGTGTCCACTCACACGTGCGGTGAAGGTGGGTGACTTGGTAAGAGCAAGTTGTGACGACATGATTAACCTCACACTTGCACTCGTCTGCCAGGATCGATTCGTCCAGGTGGGTAAGTTCGGCGGTGTTGGTCATGAGAGTGCCGCCAGTCGGGTGAGCACCTTACGGGCGTGTGCTACCGCCGGATTGGGAGCGAACTCCGAGACCAGATCAAGCCAATCCATCTGTGAGTTAATTGCAACTCTTCCGTGCATCGCCTCGAACATCCGATACTGGACTAGTTGCGGATTCGGCTCGTTGTGCTGGGCGTGGTCGAACTCGGGGCGGGGGTCGTAGCGGAAGTAGTAATCCGTCCCTGCCTGAGCTGACTGGTAGCGTTTTCGAGTCTCGGTATTGAGGTACGGCTTCGGGTCGTGGTTCAGGTCGCGAGGCGTCTTGCTTGAAAAGATCATGGGATAATCCTTTCTCCCACTCGTGCGAAGTAGTCCTCATGTGACGGGGCAAGGGTCACCTTAGTCATGTGGTGGGGGTTGCCTCGCTCAATCGGAATCCACTCGTTGGCGATGATGCGGTCGTTAGCATCCAGGGTTACGCGGCGGGGGTTCACGGAAGCACCCGAACCCGCACCATGGAAACGAATTCATGCCCGCTACCCGTTGAAACCCCGATGTCCTGCACGGCATTTTTCAGTCCGTAACTGGTCATCGTATATGGGTCGGAGTGGTCGTTAAGAAAAGTCAGGACGTAGATGCCCTTGTCGTGGTTCACGGTGCCTCCTTAGGCGTTGTCGTTGTTGGTACTCACAGTAAACCACAAAACCCCCGGCTGCGCAAGAGGCAAACGGGGGTTCGTGGGGGGGGGGGGGGATTCACCACAGGTTCAGGCCGATGCCCGCCCCGTAGGCTCCCAGGACTCAATTTCAGAAAGCACGCGCGTAACATCCCCCTGCGTCTGCCAGCCAAGCACACCATCTGTGATGGGGGTTTCGTAGGTAATAAGCCATTTGTCCCCCGAGAACTTGATAACTCCAATTTCGTAGGGCGCGTTAAGGTCACCGTAACCGTCCGTGATGACCGACGCCCCGAAGCCGTTTTCGAACCTGTGGACTGTCTGTCGTTCATTCTGCTTGACAATCATTGTGTCCCTCCTTTAGGCGTTGTCGTTGCTGGTGCGAGTGCGGAGTCGTCGCTTGGTAGCGCGCATGTCCAGGATGGCTGCCTGCAACGTGGGGCCGCAGCCCTCCACAGAGGAATCTCCCTGCTGCACATAGAAGAGGTAGCCGGGGCGCAGGCCGAGCTTCTTCTGGAGTTGGAGGGGTGGTATTTCAAAGACTCGATCTACGTACATATCAGAAGTTCCAAACGTTAAGGCCAGTGCCCGCACCATACGCGGCGAGAAGTAGGAAGGGAGTGTAGAACAGGGTTCGGACGAAAGTGCGCTTAGTCACGGTAATCACGCTCCTCGATGTAGAGGCCCCAGTGGATGCCCAGCAAGGAGCCCAAAATAGCGGTGGCGATGGTGAAGGCCCCGAGGTCGCCCAGGTAGCCGATGAGAAGGCCTACGATGAGGCCTAGGATTGCTCCGGCCAGGCTAGGCATTGCGGACCGTCCGGTGGGGGTTCTTGTAGCTGCCTACCTTGCCCGCTCCGTACCCTTCGTCCCACGCCTCAGCCTTAACGCTCGCGAGCCAGCGGTCGAATGCTTGTCCGTGTTCCCGTAGCGCAGACGTATATGTCACCCCGAGGGGTCGCGTTTCGGCCTTGGCTTTGTATTGTCGTTTAACGAGTTCTGTGTCCGGGGTGTACTCGTCAGTCATTGCTCTCTCCTTGTTGTCCTAGGCGGTCGGCTTGACCACGCTTGTAGCCTAGCAGGTACTCTTCGGGTCCGCAAGCAGCGGGTAGGCCCAATACTCCGGCGTAGTAGCCGTGCAGCCACTGGTCTGGCTCAACAATCGTCGTCATCGTCAAGCTCAATGTCGTAGTTGGCCCCGAAAAACCCCAAGGGTACGTCGTCAATTGAATCGTACTCACCTACGGGCAGGTACGAACAGCAACCGCACCCAGGGTCGATAATGTATACGTTAACGCTCATAGCGGCTCTCCTGCTGCCAGTACCCGTCGCGGGGCGAGAACTCCAGGCGCTTGCCGTTGAGGGTGCCGGGGTAAGCGTGGCGGGAGCCGTATTCGCCTACGTACGGGAATGGGTCAAGCACGATATAACGTCCGGTGAGAGCATCGCGCGGAACGCCGGTTACCCGGTACGTGTTATCGTCGATGGGTTGGAACATGAAACTTTCCCCTTTCTTAACTGCGACTAGCCTAAATGTCTTGCGGAATAGAGAAGAATCGCGTTTCTTTCGCGCGGGTAGAAGCGGGGCGATAACGGCGGGCGTTTGCCCAACGCAGCTTATTAAGTAGGCGGCGGATCATTTTGCGACCTTCTTAGGCCATTCGTTCTTTTTCATGTTAGATCCCCAACCTACATATGTAAAGTGGTTCCCTCGGTGGAACGCCTCAGCCTCACAAAACCACGCTTTTTCGGGGTGCTTGGACTTGCATTCGTTGTTCATTTGCCGGGTGAGTTCCTTTCTGAACTCGTCTTCCTCCAAAGGCTGAAATTGAACCTCCCCCGTCACACTGCCCCCTGTCGCATCGCCCGAAGCTGTCGGGCCTCCCAATTGTCCTTTGCACTAGAGCCGAGGTCCTCCCAGTTGAGGGGCCTGCGGCGGATCAGTTCGGCGCGTTCTTCGGGGGTGGTGTTCATTTTCCGTCCTTCCAAGAGACACCATAGACAAAACCGGCGTCAATCCAGAAGGGCTCGGGCTCTCCCGACAACTCGTAAGCGTCCACGTCCACGGGCGTAACGTCCGCTATGAGAAGAACTCCACCTTCCTGGCTGGATGCCAATACGGCGCAGATTCCTAGATTAGGTGCCTCTTCAACTCGTACGAACTGAAACGGAAACCTCTTGGAGGGGGGTGCTGAGGAAATGCGGTCGGGCCTCATGTCAAACGTCTTCATGCTTGCAGTTCATTCTCTCTCCTTCAAATCTGTCGTAGTTTCCCGCACTTCAGGCACCAATACTCTACCCGGCCTCGCTGCCAAGTTCCCAGGTAATGAGGCGTCCAGGTATGAACGGTTCGGCATAGCCAACGCGGCATCATTGCTTGAAAGTGACGCGGACCTTCTGGCCCTCGGGCTCGTTTGCCCGGCGATATCCCTTATCGAAGAGCACCTGTGCAATCTCTCGGTGCCACGCCAGCTTGTGCGCGAAAGAGGTGCGGGCGTGCTCTTCTCGGTAGAGGATTTCAGCCAGAACTTCTACGTCTCGTGCGTTCGTAGTCATTGTAAGTGCCTTTCCCGTAGATATGCTTGTGCGTCTCAGCCACGGTTTGCCCGTGCATAAGGCCACCACGGCCCCGCTACACGACGCTTAACAATGTGGTCGGTCGCATCCCAGAAGTCCGGGTCGTTGCCATCAAGCGCTCTCTCGCACTCTTCGAAGGTCGTCCCTGCCGGGGTCTCCTCGAACCCTATAAAGGGCCATAGGTGAGTGCCTTCTTTGGAGTGAATAGCGTACTCCCATTCTTCGTTCACGGTTCCTCCTTAAGGCTGTTGTATGGGTAGGTACGTCAGTAAGAAGGTGCAAACGGATACCCGAAAGTGCAGACATGGGCCTCGACCCCGATAGCTTCAAGCCGCTCCCTAGTCACTTCAGCGTCTTCCTCGGTCTCGTAGATCCAGGCGCTTTTGACTTTGACATCGGGGGTGTAAACGTAGAACATTGCTGCCTCCTCAGGCTGTTGTGTTGGTACGAGTCTAGCGGCTCACTGCGGATTAGTCAACGGCAAACGGCGTGAACTTTCCTGCGGATGCTCCGGCCTGGGGGTAGTCGGCGGAGGGGGTGAACCGGAAGGAGACGACGCCGTAATCGGTAACGTGAACGTCTACGGGGGTGCCCGAGTCGATCAGGTCGCGGTTTTCCACGTACGCATGGCGCTTCACGACGTGCTCGGAGTAGCGGTAGCCGGTGGGAAGGTCCGTAGCGAGTGTGCCGGGCAGAGAACGCAGCGGGGGCATTGTGGTGTAGACGGTGCGGGGGGTTGACATGGTTTAGTTCTCCTTGTTTGTTAGCGGTCATCGTAATGTGCGGCAGTTCTTTAGTAGTTGGCGACCATATCCAATCCGAAGTATAGTTCGGCGTCCCTCATCGGCTCGTAGGACTCACAAGCAATCGACAGGCACGTATCCCACTCATTAGTTTTGTCGGGTGGTACCCCGGGACAAACGCTGAAATCGTCACCGCAACTATCACATCGGTGCAATGAAACTTCCGTACCGTACTCGTTTACTCCTAGTCCACGGTACATCTTTAATCCCTAAAAGCCAACTGTTGCCAGCGTTCAAACGCTTCGCGATAAGCGGGATCCTCGGGATTATTACCATTAGTGTCTAGAATTTGGTTCACTTCTTCAAATGCTTGATCGAGCTCTTTATTCATCTCGTTTTTCCTCTCAAGAGTTCTTGTTCTTCTTGGCCCGCTGTAGGGCGTCGTACTCGGAAATGATCTCGGGAATCTCCCCGGCTTCAAACGCTCTCTTGACCTCGGCGTTAACGTAACGCTGGAAGGCGAGGAAGCCGCCGAACTCGGGGTAGTCTCCTCGGGGCACTTCGGCGAAGAAGTCCTCCTTGCCCTGCCAGTCCTTCGGTGTTGCTGCCTCTACCTTAGCCAAAACGGGGGTGACCGTCAAGCCGGTAGCGTCCTTTACTACGTCGAACGTGTACGGGTCGGTGGTGTCGTGCCAGAGGAAGTGCGAATCGGCTACCCGCTTCTCCGCCTTAATGTCGGTGGCCGTGGGGATGTCGCCCAGCCGGACCCATTCCTTGTACGTGTTCCAGTCCTTCGTACCTAGCACCTTCTGAATGACGTACCGGGGCATACCCGCTTCGACGTACCGGCGGAACTCCTTGGCTAGGGCGACTTTCACATCGTCCTGACGGGACTTCGTGCGTCGCTTGGCTTCCTCCTTTTCCTGCTCCGCAATCTCTCGCAGCGTGGGCGCTAGGCCCTTGTAAGCCGCCCTGAGCAGTTCGTATTCGGCTTCCCAGTTCACAGCATATCCATTTCCATGATGTCACTTTTCAGACGGTCTGCCTCCTCGGCCAGGAACCGAATCAGGGGGATTACCCCGCCATCTCGTTCGACCCACTTACTCCCGGTCTGGGTCCGGTCCATGATCTGCCGGGCAAGGTCGCCAATGTGCTCGGCGCGATGGTTTACGTAGATAGATGTGCTGCGAAACACGTACGTCACAGCGTCGGGGTCAAAAACCATCTTTCCTGCGATGGCCTTGCTGTCGATTTTGGGCATGTTTTCCTCTCTTCGGATGCCTTCTCTTTTGAGCCTAGCACCTAACTCCCCCCTTTAGGTTAAGAGTTGAGATTTCCCAGCTAACTCTCAGACCTAGGGCCTCGGGGCGAATTGAGCAGGTGTCATGTAACTAGCTGGGGTGCCCGAGTAGGTCATGTATTTGTAACTAGATTCGGGGTTGACGTTAGGTATCCGAGGGGTCGAAACGGGGTCCATCCGGTGGGTTTGGGGCTGTTGTGTGGTCTGACCACTAGATGAAACCCTTGATTTTTCGTGGTTTTGAGGGTCTGAGTTGTTCCTATACGTATATCTCATACTAACTCTTAGCCTGTAGTTAAGAATTATCGTACTAATTGGAGGGGAGGGAGAAAAGTTCGGGACCGTCGTAAGTTAGGGTTGCCTAACCGGGAGGTGGAACTTTAGAGCCCCGACCCCCTGGGAGGATCAACACCAGGAAGCTGGGGCGGGGAGATTGAGGGGTTAGCGGGATAGGACCAGCAGGAGCATCGATCCGTCGTCCTGAACGATGACCTCGTAACCTTTGAAGCCGATGACGGTTCGGCCCTGGTTGTCGGTGGTCCGGTAGATTTCGGTTCGGTTAGACATCATGTCTCCTTGGTTGGGATGTGTCTCTAGTATGCCGTTTGGTTGACCCGATGTCAAGTGTTTTTGTGATCGGGGGTCAGAGGGAAACGATCTAAGTCCTCGGGGTGAGGTCAGGACACCCAGCCGGGTAGTTCCGTCGTTGAGGCCCTGCGTAGAGTGTAGGGAAATGGGTAAAACGGGGCTGTGAGGCTTTGGGGTGCTCAGAATAGGTATGGGGTGCCTGGGGCGATTCTAGGCCGCTGACGGTGCCTTGTAGGGCCGCTCAGAGGTGGTTGCGTCTACAGGGAGCTAAGAAACAAACCAACGGCCATTGCGACAGCACCCGTAACCCACCCAACTGCGAGGCACGTCCACCCGTACTGCTCGCGCTGGATTCGTTCAAGACGGCGGGCAGCTTGTGCCACCCGATATTCGAGTTCGCCCATGATGCCTTCCCAGGCTGTTGTTACTTACAGTATGCGGGACTTAACGCTTCTTGTCAAGCCCTAAATGTTCGTTTCGTGGAACAGTTGTGCACGCGTCAGCGCTTCAACCCGACTTCCACAGTCACCACGCCCGCAATGCACACCACCGCCAGGCCCACGAGCGCGATCACGACGCCCCCACCAGATGAGTCATGTCCACAACGTACGCGCCTTGCTCGATGAGGCTAGCCCGGTACTTCCGCCCGTGGTGAGCGCAGTAGGAAAGCTCTAACCCGCTAGGCAGGCTGGCGAACACGTAGGACCGGTGTGCGCAGGCGTCGCAGGGGGTGTAGGCGAGATCACTCATCAGCAAAACCTCTCCCCACGCTGAGTCTGGCGGTACTTGTTGAACGGTCGAAACACAACCATCAGCCAAGCCGGGATCTGCTTCCAGTCCTGACCGTGCCACGCACGTCCGACACGGAACATCGGAGTGCTCACGGGCTTACCCGTCGGGTACTTGGCCCGGAAGTGCCGGTCCGCCCGCCAGCTGCCGTAGAACATGCTCAGCGGGTAGGTGCTCATAAAGCCTGACGGGCGTCGCAGGGCCAACCTGCCGGACAATAGGCGGTTCAAGATTCCATGCCGGTACGTCATGATCTCTCCTTCTTGTCGATTCCGAAAGATTTGCGATTCTTTACGCGGTCAGTCGCGAAAGAACTTTTCGTGCGATGCGGTGATCTTCCTCTGTCCACGGGTCGAGAGGTATCCCCGATCCGAGCCACCGCAAGTAAGTCTGATAGGCGCGGAGGGGTTCAGACCCGTCGTGAATCATCCCCCGTACCTCGGACAGAATCGGGTTGCTCATGCGCGAATCACGTGCGAGATACGGCCTGCGCGGGTCAGGGCGAACGTGTGGGGCTGGTCGCGGAACTCGCCGTTCTCGATCTGGTATGCGAGCGAGGCGTTGTCGCTGATGCGGAAGACACCAGAGCCAGGACGGTTTCCCTCGATGTGAACAATCTTGATGGGGTTGCCGTAAACGGTGTGGCCCTTGCGCTCGACGCGGGAGACGGTGCCGGTGATCGTGTTCATTGTGTCCTCCTTGGTTGGTACTTACAGTCTCCCACCTTTGGGGTACTGTGTCAAGCGGCGATTCTAGTTGGGAATGATTCTCACCTACACGCGATCCAACATTGCGACGATCGACGCGGCGTGCGAGTAGCCCACGGGCTCATCCCAGCGGGGGTGGTTGGGGTCGGCGGTCCAGTGGTCAGTCAAAGATCCACTCCTGTAGGTTAGGCGAGGCGTAAGTGGGCCGACACTCCATGTATCCGTCCCGGTGTACCCACTGGGTGCCGCCACGCCCGTAGAACGTTTCCGTGACGACTTCCTTCAGGCAGTGTACGCACTTGACGGGATCGTTTGAATTGCGCTGTCGCATTGGTCAATCCTTCGTCGGGTTAGCGAGCGGGCGGTGGGTCGGTGCGCCAGGCCGCGTGTAGGGACGCGGGGGGAGGCTGGGGATGGTGCTCATGATGAGAGTCTACCTACGCGAGGGGCTTACGTCAACCCGCAAAACGGATCGAGTTGTCAACCTCGGCAAGCTCAATCAGGTAGGGCAGCAGGTCATCGCCACGCTCACCCGCATCACGCAGCGCCTTGACGGCAGTACCGTATGCGGTTACGTCGGCGTCGTCACGCAGGTAGTAGGCGTTTCCGTTTGCGTCCACGTAGAAGGACTCACCCTGACCGTTGCCCTGCTTATCAGCAGCCCAGAAGCACGCGGTGTCATCCTCGGTGGCGCACATGGCGACCGTGGGGGTGGGGGCCACGTAGGCGGGGGGTGCAGTGAGGGCGGTGAATGCCAGGGTGCCAGCGATACCCACGGCGAGCGCGGATACGGCGGTGATTGCTACTGCGGTGCGAGTGTTCATGATTGCTCCCTTGTTTGTAGTTACAGTTTGCCACGTTTAGGGTTGCGTGTCAAGCCGATTGGGGATGAGTTTGGTAACGAATGTATAACGTACATAGGGCTCATGCATATGCACGTAGCGGCATACAGTGGGGCGCAGCGGAGGGTGGGAGGGGGTATGTCGTATGCGGCATAAGAGGTCTCGGATTGTATGCGGATAGGGGCATGTTTTGGGGCGGGGAGGCACCGCATCCACGATCTTTCCCCTAGATTTCCTCACCCCAACAAAAGGTCCCTCACAGCACTTTCCCAGCTACACGGCCAGCCCTCCAAAAATTCTCTGATACGGTAGAAGTACAGAAGGTGGGAACAGCCCACCACCGCAACAGGAGGAGCAGGCATGGACGACGAGTACGACATCACCCGGGACATCGCGGAGTTCATGGCCCCGTACGTGGAGTGGTCCACCGAGCCCGCCCCCAGTGGCGAGTGGGAGCCGATCACCGAGGAGCAGGCCCAGGCCAACTTCCTGGAGTTCGTAGACCGAATCTCGGCTGTCGCGTGGGAACGGGGCTACGCTACCGGGCGGTTCGATTCTTCTGGCGGGTTCACCCACCCAGCACACAACCCCTACGAGGAGCAAGCATGACATTTTACGGCAAGGTGCAGTACTGGTCGAAGACCGGGAACCTCCTGAGCGCGTATCTCGACGAACCGGAGGACGGCTCGGAGGTCTACACCGGTACAGAGCAACATTCGGATACCCCGGTCAGGGTCGTATGGTCGGACCTGGCGAATGAATGGATCGAGATTTGAACATGCCGCACCACATCTCATGGAGTGAGACTCTGTCAGCCGGGCAGATTGAAGTCACGGTTTGCTATGAGGACGGAACCGTGTACGATGCTAATCAGGGTTGCGGGGTTTGCTCCCTACGATCCTGGCTAGAGGACATTGACCGGTGAACGAAACAACTACAACAGGAGGAGCAAGCATGACAGTTGGGGAAGTCGAAATCAAAACTCGCAAACTACCCGCCGGAGGTTACCGAGCCACTGTAACCGTCAGGGGAGACTTTTACGCCTCCGCAGACGCCTCCACCCGTGAAGCCGCCATAGCCGAGGCCAACCACTACGCAGCGCAGATCGAGTTTGACGAGTTTGGAAACTGGTGAGCATGGCGGGCAAGAAGACTAGCATCAAGAGCAAGCTGCTGGCGAAGCTGGGGAACGAACTCAACCGGGACGGAAAGCGCTCCAAGCGTAAGTCCAAGGGATCGTCAGACAATTATTACGAGCGAAAGGGGCAGTGAGCGTGGACATCCGAAAGACAGACTCCAAGGGGCGCATAAACATTGGAGTAGCCGAAACTCACTATCAGGTCAAGCGGATTAACGAAACCGACATTCTCTTGGAAGCCGTGTACGACGTAGTGGATAAGATTCCGCTCCCCGCACCGAAAGAGGCCCTGGACTACCTTTCGTCCTTCGGCCTTGACCCCCTCAAAATTGCCCGGCAAAACGCCAATGAGCACGGCTACAATGAGTTTGTGCATGATGAGGCGGGACACCGCAGCTTCGAGTACGGAGCATTCCGATACGAGCGTAAACCCTGGCCGGAAGGCTTCAACTGGGACGAGTTTGTCGCGATTGCAACAAGGGGGGATCGCTTGAAGAAGTTGGGTGCGGATTGGCCCGTCAAGGAGGCGTGATAGGCTGGTAGTTGCGAGTTACGGGTTCACATGTTGGAACCACTCACTAGGCCCCTGGCAAACACCGGGGGCTTTAGTGTTTTCACAGGCAAACGTAGTAGGCTAGATAGACAATGACTAATGCAAATCTCAAGGTACTCACCAAGCCAGATTGCCAGCAATGCCGGGCCACCTACCGCGCCCTTGACGCCCGGAAAATCCCGTACGAAATCGTGGACATGAGCGTTGATGCGGAGGCGCTAGAGAAGGCCAAGGCGCTCGGGTACCTTCAGGCGCCCGTGGTTATCACCGCAGAGGGCGATCACTGGTCGGGGTTCCGCCCGGACAAGATTGACGAAGTGGCCCAGCAGCTAGCGTAAACTGGATAGTTACCCGCAATTCGGACTGAGCGGTTCCTGATAAACTGGATAGTGATATGAAAACGCGACTTCACAACTGGGCATCGGCCATCTTGGTCATCCCGCGGTGGCTCCTCACCGTTAAGTACGCGCTTTTCGCCCTGTACGGGGTTGTTACCGCTATTGCAGGCGTTCCCACCATTGCCGAGTCCGTAGATACCGTTTACGCCTTCATCTGGTCTGTCGTTTTCACTGTTGTCGCGGCTCTTGCGGCTTTCGGGTCGATCTCTGAGAAGTACGAGTGCCTGGAAAAGTGGGCGGCGGTGTCTATGGTGGCGCTTCTTTCGTCTCTGCTGGTCGGCGCAATTGAGCTTGTGGGCCTTGGGGACCTTAACCGGGCGGGCTTTACGATTCTAGTGCTGATCGTGACCCTTCTCCCCGGGGCTCGGGGCGCAGCACTTATCGTTGCAACAACGTCTCGTACGCGCAGTTGGTTTACGAGGAAGCGGTCTTAACGTGGAGAGTTTTGCAGCGTGGATGCCCGCTATTGTCGGCATTATTGCCCTGGGTGGAACAGTTATCGTCCGGTTCCTGCCCAACAAGGACCGCCGGGAGGGATCGTGGCAGGAAGTAGTGACTGAGAACCGAAGCCTTCGAAGCGATCTCGAAGAACTCCGCGAGAGGTTCGAGAAGTTCGAGCAGAAAACTAACGTTCGAGTTGGGGCGCTGTCGAACATGCTCCACCAAGCCGCCGATACCTGGCCTCAGGATTCCCCGGGACCCTACTTCGACCGCCGGGACCTGGATGCGCTGGAGATCACCGACATTCCGTACGTCTGGCGGGGCCGGTACCGTTCGAACTAATCTGAGAGTTTCCTGAGAACCCTTCCGTTTGGAGGGGTTTTCGTGTTTTTACGGCTAGGGTAGGAGAAGAGAGAAGGAGGGGCTATGCCCAAGAAGGCTAAGAAGTACGAGGACAAGCCCCTGTTTGCCCCAGGCCAGCGGGTGGCGATTCTTACCAAAGACGACTACGCTGGAATGACGGGCGAGGTGGCGGGTTTTACCGGGGATGAGTATGTCGTTCTTGTTGACGGAACGGGCGAGGATCTACTCTTCAAGGAGGACAAACTCATGGTAACCCCTGCCGAGTACCCCGCCGTAGACCCCGCCCACTACTCCTACCCCGGGGGCGCACAGGTCATCGACATCACCCGCCACATGGGGTTCCTAGAGGGCAACGTCGTGAAGTACGTCGCTCGTGCGGGCCGGAAGGGCGATAAGCTGGAGGATCTTCTGAAGGCGAAGAAGTATCTGGAATGGGCCATTGAGGATGCGCAGTCATGAGTGACCTGGGAAAGATCAAGGACGGTTCACCTCGGGCCTTCCGGGACAAGATTTTCGGACAGCGAGGGGTTGTTACTCAACTCAGCCCCTCTCAGAGCGTAGACGGCAAGATTCGTTACGTTTTTCACCCGGACGACATCACTGACACCGAGCTTTCCTTCTTCATTCGGGTTTTGGAGGTTCGAGAAGGCGCGGAAGCCGATATGGAGATGATCTACAAGAAGGTAGCTGAAAGTCGATGACCCGCACAACCGAGCACGAATACCACCCCGACCGTCCACTAATCCACTTCGGGTCTCCCGTAGGCGCTAAGTATTGGCGCGAGAGGGTCCGGCCCATTTACCGTGAAGACAAGCCCGAGAGGCGCAAGCGTGAGCACTGAAGTAGGCGCAATACACATTTCCTACTACCTGGACGAGGAAGGTGAACTCGTCTCTGGGGTTTCCGTAGAGGGTGACATGCCGATGGTGGTCGTTATCGGACTCCTGGAAATGGCAAAAGACACGGTACTTGCAACATCTTACGAAGAGGACGAAAATGACTGACTGGTTGGCGCTTAACGAAGTAGAAGAGCGAATCCACTCGATCTACATGTGGTGGAGTATCACTGCCCCGGGCGTGTACCCCAAGGAAGAGGGCGAGCTTGCAGCGCTGTGGGCGATCTTTGACCGGGCAGTTGCGGAGGGTAAGGCGTGAAGGCCCTTTGGAGCGGCATTAATTACATCTCCGAGGGAAATCCGTGGATTACGGGTCTTTGCCTAGTTTGGCTGGGGTGCATCGGTTTCTTGCTTCTAGGTCTTTTGGTCATCCCCGTTGTTGCCGCGTTTCACGGAGAGCCGAGCGTTCTTTGGTTCTATGCACCGATAGCGTTGTTCTCGTTTGTTATGTGGCGCGCTGTGAAGTGGGATTCTAAGAAGGAGGGCCGTCGATGAACGAAGAAATCATCGCACGATGGGTTGCCGCTGAGATGGTCGCAGAGGGCGTCGTTACCCGCAAGGACGGCGTGCTGATTGTGAGCGCGTCTGGGCGGGACTTCATGATCGAGGTTAAGGCTTTTGAGATTACCGAGCCTAAGACCGCGGTGAAGATTTTGACGGAGGTTGAAGGTGGTCGAACCGATTGAGCCCGATTCTTGCCGGTACTGCGATACGCCTAAAACCCGGCACGCCATCCAATGGGTTGACGGTTTAGGCTACCACAACTGGATTACCCCAACAGACGAACAGAGATTGTCCCGGATGAGGAATCGCAGGGCAGGGTCCGAATAGCCTGCTGCACTGGAAAGTAACCTCCTCTGTTGTTGACGGCCCCCTTCTCGCTAACCCGCGGGGAGGGGGTCTTCTTTCGTATAAGGAGTGCGCTGATAAACTGGCTTTAGGAGGAAATGGCTTATGAGTGATGAAGTGGCGATCCCAGACCCGAACCGGGTGACCAAGTACATCTGGCGTAACATTGGCAAACGCAGCGCCCGGGAGATGGCCCAGGAACTCGGAGTCAGCCCCGAGGAGATCCTGCGGGCTAAGCGTGAGCTTGTCGAGGGCGTGGACGAGCTTACGATTCAGCTTCAAAAGGCTAAGCTGATGGAGTCCCTTCAAGAGATCGCGGATGACGCCAAGGAAGCGGCCATGAACGCCTCCGACGAGCGCAATAAGGCGGGTCTTTATAACGCCGCCGCCGGTTCCATTGACAAACTTCTCAAGGAATTCAACCGGACCTCCAAGAACGAATCCGAAGCCCTCAACGCCCTTAACCGAGCCCGAATTCAGGAGCTTGTGGAGCTTGTCCAGGAAACCGTTGACGAATCGGTGATCGAACTTTCCACCCGGTACGAAATTCCCGAACAGGACATCTACGACGTGTTCAACACCCACCTGGGGCGGGCCGCAGAGCGCCGGGACGCGGAGCTTAAGCGTTGAATCTGACAGATGTTGCCCGGGGCGCACAGGTAGAACTTCTCGTCAAAGCCCGTAAGCGTCAATACTTCAATGACCCCGTGCTGTGGGCAAAGGATTATCTGGGGATCGTTCCTTGGTCCGCCCAAGCCGATGTCGCAATGAGCCTGGTCGATAATAAGAACGTTGTTGTTAAGGCCGGTCACGAAGTCGGTAAGTCTTGGCTTGCCGGTCTTCTGATCTGTTGGTGGGTCGACACCCGCTGGGACCTCCCCGGCGGTTGCTTCGTGGTCTCTACTGCCCCCTCCACGCGTCAGATCAACGCTATCGTCTGGCGAGAAGTTCGCAAGTTCTACAACGTCGCAAAGAAGCGATACGCAGAGGGCAAGATCGACCACCCCCTCCCCGGCTACATCACCTCCGATGCTCACTGGAGACTGCCGGACGGAATTGAACTCGGATACGGCGCTAAGCCCCCCGAGGGCGCGGACAAGGATTCCGGTAACGACTCGATGTCGGGTATCCACGCGAGATACGTGCTAGCCGTGGGTGATGAGGCAGTCGGTCTAACGAAGGGCCTTATTGGCGACCTCGCGAACATCACATCCAACGCCACTTCACGCCGGTTCCTGATTTGTAACCCCACGAACCCGCTTGCTTACGTCGCATCGATCTTCAAGCGCGACCTCCAGGGCTGGTCCAAGCACACGATCAGCGTCTTCGACAGCCCGAACTTCCACGGTCGAGGCGTGTGTGACCCCGAGAAGTGCAAGAAGTACGAAGAGCATCAATCGATGGAGCCCTACGAGGGATTCCCACGAGAAGTGCTTGAAACGCTCGTTGACCAAAGCTACGTTGACGACATTATCGAAGAGCACGGGTTTGGATCGCCCACCTACATCTCCCGCGTTACCGGCGAGTTTGCATGGGACATGGGGTTCACCCTCATCCGGCCCGAGGACATCGCCAAGGGCATGGACGTGCTCATTATTCCGAGTGAAGATTCTTCCCCCGTCCTCGGCGTTGACGTGTCCCGATCTAAGTCCGGCGATAAGAACACCGTCTACCGGTACCACGATGGCAAACTTCGGTTTGTCGATGACTGGAACGATCCCAACGCCGTCAACACCGCCGCTCGAATCCACCGACTGGCGATGGAGAACGGGGTAAGCGAAGTTCGCATTGACGGTGCGGGTCTGGGTGGCCCCATTGCCGACCTTGTACGAGAGCACGCTCAGGACCGATATCTTGTCATCGAAATCCTGGGTAACGACCCCTCGCCAGACAAGCACCGCTGGCAGAACCACCGTGCGTGGTCGTGGTGGTCTTTCCAGGATCGACTCTCTAAGGGCGAGATTGACCTGGATGGCGAAGACGAGAAACTCCAAGAGCAGCTACTTGGTGTCGAGATCAAGAAGCGCACCTCGGGTAACAACAGCCTCCTCCTGGAAAGCAAGCAGGAGATGGCAAAGCGCGGCATTCACTCCCCGGACCATGCCGACGCCGCGGTGTACGCTGCAACTGACCTTTCTTGGTGGCTGAACCGGGAGCCAGCGGGGAGCGTCCACGCAATGGACCGCGCCGAAATCCCCGACATGGGCTTCTCGCAGTACCTCAACCGGCCCGGCATGCCGTGGCTTTAAGGCTCACTGATAAACTGGAAGTACGATGAGCCACGATATTGACCCTATTACCGTTCTTTCGGAGCAGTTTAGCCGCATTAACGCCGAAAACGCTGAACTCCGCGAGAGCATGGCCGACGTTCGTGCTCAATTGGCGTACGAAGATCAGGGTTGGAAGTTGATCGGGGACTGGGTTTCAGGCGATCACCTGGAGGGCCTGGACCTGGAGGAAGTCCAGACTATCGCGGAGCGCATTGCGCCTCGCGTGGTGGCCGGTGCCCTGCCTCGTCGCGCCGTGGATTTGCATTCTGGCTTCGTATGGGGTCGCGGTTGCTGGATCGAAGGCACCGAAAAGCCCAAGGGGCAGGGCCGTCCGACCGACATCCGTAAGTTCTACGTGGACCCCGTGAACCAGGCGAGCCTGTTCTCTGACTCCGCTCGGGAATCCCTCCAGAAAGCCCGCTTCATTGACGGCAACGTTCTGGCGGCGGTGAACACGAAGACCAAGCGTGTCAACCTCATCCCGTTCAATCAGGTGACCGGCCTTCGCGTGGACCCAGACTTCCCTGAGAACGTGCTGATGTACAAGCGCACGTGGGACCGCAAGGACAACAGCACCAACAGCACCGTATCTCGTTGGTATGTGACGACGCGGTTTACGGGCACCCGCCCCCCATCCATCGGTAAGGACGAGCAGGCAGTCCCCGTCGATCAGGACATCACGATTGTGGACCTGCGTGCTAACCGGCAGGTAGGACATGTCCTAGGCGTCCCGGACGGGCTGGCGGGTCTTCACTGGAGCGAGGCTTATGCCCAGGCGATGAAGTGGGGCATGATTGTCTCGGAGTCGCTGGCTAAGATCCTGTTCCGGGTCACTAATAAGACCAGCAAGGGCGTCCAAAACTCGGCGGTTAAGATCGCAGGTTTCGGCGGTCACGGCGGCACTGCTTCTATGGCCGAAGGCCAGGAACTCTCGGCTGTTTCCACTGCTGGACGAGGCTACGATTTCGGGTCTAACCGGGCACTCGCTGCAATGGCGGCGGCTGCCTGGAATGTGTCGAACTCTGACCTGCTCAACGATGCCAGCGCGAACGGGTCCAGCTACGGGTCGGCTCAGTCCCTTGTCGCCGGTAACCGCAACGCTATGCTTCTTATGCAGCGCGAGTGGGCGGACTTCTACAAGGATATCTTCGAGGTTCTGAAGTTCCAGCGCCCCTCGGTCATCTTTCAGCCGTTCGAGGCCCCGGATAAGTACCGCGAGCTTCAGGCGATCACCCTGGGGGCTCCCGCGCTTAACGACGAAGAGTACCGGATGGCGGTCCTTGATGGCCTGGACATTGTGGGCGATGCTACCGAGATCCCGGACACGCTGAAGAACCGTGGGATCGACACGTCGGCTGCCGCTCAGCAAGCGGCTCCAGATCAAGGGCGTGCCAACGGAGCGGGCGGAGGCCAGGGCGCAAACGACCAGCGAAGCGACACGATCTCGTCTGAAAACCTGCGTCACGAGATGGCGATGACCGAAATTGCGGACCGGATTGAGGCTGCGGTCAGGAAACTCGAAGCTACTGACTAATCTCTGATAAACTTGTAAAGAGATGAGCGCTAAACTTCTTTCTGAATCGACTGCGGTTCCCACCAAGGCTGGGAATGGCCGCTGGAAGTCTGTTCTCATTACCCCGGGGCAGGGTTCGAGTGGGTTTTATTCGGAGGATGTCCTCCGGGAATACGGCCCTATTGCCCTCCGGAAGGGCGCTAAGTCGTTCGTTACTCACAACCGCACCGAGAATGGCGAGCCGGACCCGTTCGCGATGTGGGGCTTCCTCGCGGAGGATTCGTACTACGAGGAGGGTGTGGGCCTTGTCGGAATCATCGAAGTCCTCCCCTCGTGGCGCGATAAGGTTGAGGAAGTGGCCCCCCACGTTGCACTTTCCGTCTACGTCTCCGGAGAAGCTGACGAAAGCGGAAACGTCACTAAGTTTGTAGAAGATGTCCAGAACGGGGTCGATATGGTTTCGTACCCCGGAAGGCCAGGAAGCTCGCTAGTTGAGCAGATGGTCGAAAGCGCGGCGAAGATGGCGCGTGAATCTGGTGAGCCAACAGTCACCTCGGCTGTGGAGAAGGAAAAGGAAATCAAGATGGAAAAGGACGTTGAGGAGCGCTTTGCCGCTCTTGAGGCGCTTCTGACCAGCCTGGTGACCAAGGAGCAGGCCGCACAGGCGGAGGCCGCGCAGGCCGAGGCTGACGAGAAGGCTGTCGAAGAGGCTCTTGCCTCCTATGACGCCGCGGTTGACGCTATTGAGGCTGCGGAGCTTCCGGCAGATGCCGCGAAGGCCCTCCGTGCTGAGGCGCGCAAGGGTAAGGACGTTACCCCGCTCATTGAGTTTGCCAAGGTTGTCAAGGCTGCCGCACCCGTCGCTGACAAGCCTGCTGAGCTTGGACGCGAGGCCGGTACTCGTAAGTTCGAGTCCGCTGTTGACCTTGGAAAGGTGTTTGGCTAATGGCAACGAACGTTTACCGCAAGTACGCCGGTTTCCGTAACGAGGAGTGGGAAGTCCCCGCTGGTACTCGTGCGGGCCAGGTCGTTATCAACGGCACGGATGGTCGTGTGGGCCTCGCCCTCACTTCGCGCGGCGATGTTACGGCGGCTTACACCCTTCCGAACGGTCTGACGATCAGCAACAACCCCGTTGGTGGCACCGGCAACAAGCCCGACTGCGCCACCGTGGGTGTTGAGGGTTACGACGCTCTCCTGACCGTTACCGGCGTCACTGCCGGTGAGACCGTGGGCACCGGCCAGACCGGCACGGCCCAGGGCACCCCCGTTTACGGTGTGGTCTCGGGCGGCGCAATCACGTCGTACACGACCAGCGCTTCGGGCAACACTAAGATTGGCGTTATCGCTGACGGCAACATTGTCGGCGGCGTCGCCCCGGTTTCGATTGGAGTTGACCTCTAATGGCACTCGACCTTACTTGCGGCGGTCGCCTTAACGTCAGCCCGATGGTGACTGAGCGTAGCGTTCAGCGCATGGCTCAGATTGTTGAGGGTATCAAGCTCGGTGGATACGCTGGTGAGCGTGCCCGCACGGACTTCAAGGAGACCCTGACCACCTCTGACGCCCCCTACTCGTTCGCACAGCTTCTGAACATCCGGAACCTGCCGCTCTACGATGAGGCTCCCGTCCAGTGGAACCAGATCGCCAGCACCGAGAGCGTCCCGGACTTCCGTCCCACGTCGTTCTACTCGCTGCGTTCGAACTTCGCTACTCTGGGTCACGGCAACGGCACGGGAGGCAACCTGGTTGCTCCCAAGGTCCCGGAGCTGGGCTCGTATGTCGAGGCTTACGGTTACTCGGAGGAGGCCGTTCAGGTCGCCGTTGAGAAGCGAGGCTTCGCGTGGGGTATCTCGCTGGAGCGAGTCGTTAACGACCCGACCCGCGCGTACTCGCAGGTCCCTAACGACATGCTGAACGTCGGCACCAAGACGGATGAGTACGTTGTCTTCAGCGCCCTCGTTGACGGTGCCACCGCCGCGTCGCAGGTTGAGGGTGGAGTTGACCTGGTTACGGGCGACACCGTTCCGGCTAACCCCGTCATCTCGCCCGCCGCTATCCGCGTCGCCCTCCGGAACATCTCGGCCCGCACGGACGACCAGGGTAACAAGATCCCGCTCGCCCCGCGCTACCGCGTTGTGGTTTCCCTTGGCGAGGGTGACACGGTTGAGTGGATGCTCCAGGAGGCGGGCAACATCATCCGCGTCCAGGATGGCAACATCACCTACGGTGCCCCCGGTGCTGGTGGTCTGAACCGTATCGCTGGCGTCATCGAGTCGGAGTTCATCCCGGAGGGCTCGTGGTACCTGGTCCCGGACGCTGGCAGCACGGTTCGCCCGTCGCTGGTTCGTGTTCAGCTCCAGGGCTACACCGCGCCGGAAGTTTACGTCGAGGGTACGCCCGTGCCTGTTCTCGGCGGCGCTTCGAACGACCCGTTCCGCGCGTTCTCGTGGCACGACGACTCGGCCCGCTTCAAGTTCCGCATGTTCACCAACGCGGCGTTGATTACTCAGGATCAGCTCTCCTGGAGTGATGGCTCTGAGGCATAGAGTCTGCTAAACTAGAAGTAGCAGGCGAGCCCCCGTGGGAAACTGCGGGGGTTTCGCCTTTTCTAGAAGGAGATTGTGTGTGTAGCGTCGAGGGCTGCGAACGAAAAATGAAGTGCAAGGGCATGTGTTCAATGCACTACGACCGACTTCGTTTACGCGGAACGGTGGAACTAACGCGTCCATCCACCGAGGGGGAATGCCAGCTACTCGGGTGCGATAACCGAATAGCGTCAAAGGGTTACTGCAAGTTGCATTACGAGCGCATACGCCGAAATGGCACTCCCGGGATCGTAGGTACCGGCAGGCGTCCCAGAGGGGCGGGAGCCGATCACGGTGGGTACGTCCGAGTGCGCGTTATGCGGGGAGGGGTGGAGACAAAGATATTTGAGCACCGATATGTGATGGAGCAACATCTGGGCCGGGAACTGGAACCCCATGAGAACGTCCACCACATTAACGGGGTCCGAGACGACAACCGGATCGAGAACCTGGAGTTGTGGAGCACATCCCAGCCTAAGGGCCAACGAATTGAGGATAAGACCGCTTGGGCAATTGAGTGGTTGAAGGCCTACGCGCCCGACAGGCTGGTAAACTAGTAAGAGAACCGAAAGGAACCCAATGGCTTTTGACCCCAAGCCCATCAAGCTGACCTCGGTGGACGAAGAAGACTACACCAGCACCTACGAGCCCGAGGAGTACGCGGTCGTCGGCGGTCTCCCCGTTTCCGAGGCAGTCCAGGCCATCGCCACCGTTGGCACCGCAGACGCGACCGACGAGGCTACCGCAATTGCCCTGGCTAACGCGCTGAAGGCCCGTCTGAACCAGCTGATCACTGCGCTCAAGTCGTAACCCACAATCTCACACTTCAGGGGCTCTCACTTCGGTGGGGGCCTCTTCTTTTTGACATGAGAAAGGTCTAATCATGCCCCGTCAGCCCGACAGGACCCTCCGATCCGGCACCGCAGACTACACCGTCTTGGTGGACGAGAAGGGCGTGCCTTACAAAGCCGGAGTGACCATCCAGCAAGTCGAGGGCGGCTTCGACCCCACAGGACTTGCTACCGATGCCAAGCAGGATGAGATCGTTACGGCCCTGGGCGCTGTGGCGGACGCAGTTTCCACGGAGAGTGCTGTCACTATCCTGGACGACGAGCTTCCGCCCGTGCAGGGCCAGGCCACCTCCAACAAGCAGGACGCCATTATTTCGGCACTGAACACCCTGGCTAGCCGGATGGACATGCCCCTGGACGTGGAGGTCGGTAACGATTCGATTACGGTCTCCATTCCCTCGCTTCCGCTGGCTGACGGCGCTGCTACCTCTGCCAAGCAGGATCAGGCTTTGGAGGTATTGGGTGTCCTTCGGGACATCTTTCAAAACGGAACCCTGGGAGTTACCGGGGAACTAGGGCTTAAGCCCGCTGACATTGCCGCGCTGAAAACCGTCACCCTAGACAACCCCAGCATCGCCATTACTTCGTCTTCGCCTCTTTCGGTAAACCTGCCGGGAGTATCCACAGCGGACAAGCAGGACGCAATCCTGGCTCGCCTCCAGACGCTTATCGACAACTCCCTGGCACCCCGGCCTATCACCGATAACAGCGGGTCTATCACCGTGGACGGCGCTGTGGGTATCTCCGGCCCGGTCCAGGTCGAAGACAACGGCAAGTCTCTCACCGTGGATGGCATGGTAGCGGCCACTCAGTCCGGCCCCTGGAATGTTACGGTTACAGACGGATCAGGACCCCTTACGGTAGACGGCTCAGTCGCGGTCACAGACGCCACAGGAAACGGCCTGACAAGCGCTACAGCAGCGCCCGGAACCTCCGACCGGGGTCTTGTCGTCCGGAACATTCCTTCCGGCACTCAGGCGGTCTCAGGAACGGTTGCGGCCACGCAGTCCGGCACCTGGACCATGAATGTCAACTCCGCCCCTTCTGCCACCGCCCCAGCGCTCACCCCGTTCCGCACCACGTCCCTTACTGCCACGCCCCAGCAGATTAAGGCTTCCGCAGGGCGGGTCTACCAGTATAGTTTCCACAACCCCAACAACGCACCTGTTTACGTGCACTTCTGGGGTCTGCTGGCGGCTAACGTCACGCCCGGAACTACGGTGCCCGCCGTGACTCTCGGCGTTCCCGCGGGCTCGGTACTGGACGGTTACTGGACGGTCTCCCCGGCGGCTTTTGCGAGTGGCATTACGGTCTCGGCCTCCACATCGTCTGCGGGGACAGGTGCGCCCAACACGGGACTTCTGGCCCAGGTCGGCTACGTCTGATGCCGGAGCTTAAGCCTACGGGCAAGATCATCGCACGAGGTCAGTCAGGGTTCTCAGTGCTCAGTACGGGTGTTGACATCGCGTTTGACCGTCCTATGCCGGAAGGTTCCACCTACAAGGTCTTCTACCGCCAGATATCAGGTGTGAACGTTGGACTCCCGTCAACCTCGAACCAAACCCCTACTGGATTCCGGGCTTCAGTTGGCATAGGCGTTGCCGCACAGTTTGAGTGGCTGGTGATTGAGGACTGATAAGATTGAATTAGACGGGTGCCCCTCCCGTTGGCTGCTAGTTACCCTCCTCTCTCGCTAGCGCCAGGCCCCTCGGTTGAGCGTCCCACTTCCGCTCCCGAGGGGCTTAAACTTTCCCAGCGTCTTCCCAGGTTGTGGGTGGCGGTTTGGGGTTGAGGGGTGGTAGTGTCGAGGTAGACAACGCTTGAGGAGGCGAAGTGATCGAATCTATCTTCTTTAACCCCTGGATCTGGATCGGGACCACCCTATGCACGATCCTGGTGGCGGTACTGATTTTCGCAGTAGTGAGGGCTATTAGGGGCTCTGACGGGTATCTGGAGGACTGGCCCTGGATTACGGCTATCATCTCGGGCATCCTCGCCCTAGTTTTGGTGCCGACCCACTTCGGGTTTGTGCTCCCGCCCTACGACGCTTCGTTCTATCAGACCTACCGAATTACCGGGGAAGTGACGAGCATCGAGGCAGCGTTTAACGGCGAGGAGGGGACCATGAGTCAGGTATTTGTCGCGGAGGTCGAGGGTGTAGACCTATTCATCCGTTCCGACGATCAGCGGTTCCGCACCGTCGATACGGGCGATGACGTGAACCTCGTTTGCACAAAGCAGTTCCGGTACTTCCAGCAGCCTTGGTACGATTGCAGCTTCGGAGGCTGATCGTACCCCGCAAGCCCCTTGTTCTTCGGAGCAGGGGGTTTTTGCGTGCCGCCTGATAAACTGGATTATAGACGTTTGGAGAGAGTTTATGCCCGTTTCCTACCCGCAGGGTCACCCCGGAGTTTACCCGGTGGACGGCACCACCGATGTTGGCGCATTCCGCATCCTGTATGGGGACGTTAACTCCACCCCTTACGAGCCTGTGGAGCCGGGCTACCAGTCGTACGACGAGCTTTCGGACGCAGAGATCGAAGCGTTCCTGGCTCAAGGCGGCGGCTCGGTAACGCGCTCAATTGCGTACCTGTACCTCTCTCTTGCGGGCGATGCGGCCAAGCAGTCCATGTCAATCCAGGACCATGATCTCCGGGTAGACCTCTCCAAGCGCGCCGCGGATCTCCGGGCTCTGGCTGAGTTTTGGTTTGGGCGCGAGGACGCTGACGGTGCCGTAGAGGACGCTTTCCAGATCGTACCTACCGGTACAGGACACGGAGACTTCATTCCCGAGGCCGCAAGCCCTGTGTGGGGCCGCGCATACACGTGGGCACGGTGGCGTTAAGTGCCGCGTTTGGGCGGCGGTAACTGGGCGGACGCTATTGCCGAGGTTTCGGAGCGTCCCGAGTTCCAGCGCGCCTCTATCCGCATTGCACAGCCCGCAGACCCGGTAGACCCCGACGAGGACTACTACAACCCCGAGACGGGTGAGTTCGAGTACCCCGAGGACGTTGACCTGTACACGGGCCGTGCTCGGATCATGCCTATCCGCGAGTCCTCAGACGACATGGGCGGCATTAACCGGACTACGGTCATTGGTATTCGCGTGCAGATTCCCCGTGCTGAGGCTAACTTCCGTATCCGGCGGGGCATTCGCATCTTCGTTGATGCCTCCCCCGATAACCCGAGCCTTGTAGGCCGCATTTTCACGGTGGCCGATGATTACCAGGGCTCTAGTGCCGCGTCCCGGACAATCATGGCGTATGCGGACGTGGACGATGAGGTGTCAAGTGGCGAATAACGGCAACTTCGGGGAGGCAGTCCTTGCGTTCTTCCGCGAGAAAGTGGACAACCTGGAAAACGGGACGCGGGATGCGGCGATCAACGCGGGAGAAGAAATCGCAAACCTCACCCGCCACCACATCGAGACCCGAGGAATCTCAAAGCCGGGACGTATAGAAACCGGGCGGATGTTGGATTCGGTGGATAGCCGGGTCACCGAGAACACCGCGGACCACGTTCAGGTTAAGGCGGGATTCCACGATGCGCCTTCGTATACGGTCTTCCAGGAGCTAGGTACCCGGTCGATTGAGCCGATGTGGGCACTCACCGATGCCGCAGAAGAAGTCCTCCCCAAACTCAAGCGCGATATTGACGGGGTGATCCGCCGAGCATGACAAGCGAAGAATCGGTCCAAGAGGCCATTATCGAGGACCTGAAAGCTGCCCTTGTCGAAGAGGTTTACGAGTCCCGCTACGTGGAGGCCCAGCACCTTAAGAAGACTAGCCGGGGAGACCTCATCCCGTTCTACATTGTGGACTTCGGGGACCTCGGTCAAAACGGCGCGCGGAGCTTTGTAGGGCCTCGCGGAGATGACTATGAAATCCCGATTTACACGCAGGCGGTTGCGGGTAACCCCCGCCGGGCGCGCCTTCTCGCCAACAAGCTGAACGACATTTTGCTGGGGAACGGCTACGACTGGTCAGGCCAAGTCCGTAAGCGCATGGGGGGCGGCGGTTCTTTGCCGGTGAACGTCTCAAGCGATGCCACCGAAGGATACGCTACTCCCCGAACGTTCGCTGTGACAATCCAGTTCAACTGATAGAATGGAATAGATATGGAACTCGTGGAAGTGCTTAACAAGGAAACCGGTGAGCGCGGCGTTATTCGTCGTGACTGGTTCGAGAACCCCGCGATCAACGCAGGCATTCTTGAAGAGGTTGAGTCCGACCAGAAGCCCTATGTCCGTGAGCTTTTCCGTAGCCGCATGGAGCCGACGCACACGCCCGGTCCCGAGATTGAGGAAGACCCCGCGGGGGACTAAACCCTAATCCCGCTTGAACATGGGTGGTCGGCTAATAACGTCGGCCACCTTTCTCATTCTCTCGGCGTCGTCTCGACACATTCCCGCCGCCGTGTTGCAACCGCTGCAAAGATAAGCCACAACGCACTTCCCGCAGGAACGGCCTGCTTGCGGACAACATGAGTGATCGTGGTGGATGTGAAGGTCCTTGCCCTCCCCGTCAAACCCGCAAGCCTCGCATGTTCCGTTACGCATCAGGTAAGCCAACTCATCCCAGGTCAAGCCAAACCGCTGGGCGCGACCCGAGTGCTTATTACACATTCCGTTCTGCCCCGTCCGTTCGCACCTAAAAACGCGGCAGGGGTATGTCCTGTCCTCCGTCCAGGGTGCCGCCCCGGAATCCCGCACCGATTTGTAATGACGCTCGCAGTAGCCCCGCACGTCTACAGCCCGGTTGCACCCGTCGAACTTACAATGTGTCCCCGATCCCGGGCCATAGGTTTCCCCCGTCCTGAGCCACTTCATGTAGTGAGACTTGCACCACCCCCGGGTGCGCGCGTAGGCTTGACAACCCTCGTGGCCGCACAGCGGGCGTGGGCCGTTCACCCCTCGGGATTGAATGGGTCTAAGGGTCCCGCCCTTTCGATACTGGATCTGATGTGATTGGCACAGACCAGTGTCCCGGAAGTTCAACCGGTTCCAGCATCCATCGAAGGCACATGGGGTTGTATCGTTTTTAATCATCGCTCAATCGTACCACACTTATCTCAGGCCATTCTACCGTCGAATGATAGACTAGAGTAGAGAACTTCTTTGAAAGGACAACCTGTGTCGCTTGCTAGACTAGAACGGGATCAGGTCTACCGCTTCCTGTTGGCCTCCCCCCTCGCCTTCGCGGATTGGACGCAGCCGACCGTTGCGGAACTCAACGCTAACCCCACGAACGACCCGAACGGGCTGATCTTCAACCTGACGTGTGCATTGTCGACCGACGGCACGACATTTGATCTGGGTGAGCCCGAGCTTGACGACAGCCTTTCGTTCTGCCAGAAGGCGGGCGACACGGAGCGCATGGCGGAGAACGCTGAGATCGTCTTCGAGGTGTTCCGCTCTCGTGCCCGGTGGACCAACGCCGCTTCCACCGCAGCAGTCGATGGCTTCAACTCGGCCAACCTGGCATTCTCGCTTCTGGCATGGCGCGGTGTGGAGTACTTCGCGATCCTCTCCATTGGTAAGGACGAGGACGCGCCTTTTGAGGTTGACGACCGGATCAAAATGGCCCGCGTTGCAACTGACCACGGTGTAGATGTTATGGGTTCGGGCGAGAACGTGCGCCTGTCCAACGACTTCGCTAACCGTTCCGACATCAACTGGAATTACCGCCTCACGGCGTAAGGAGTAGAACAGTGCCCGTGGATTACGAACGGCTCCGGAGCAACGCGCGACAGTCCGTCGTTGACGTTCGAATCGGACCCTCCGGCGGTACCACTCTTGGTATCACGGACCTGGCTGTGCCCCTTGCCACCGAGCTTAACAACACTGGCGGAACCTCGGGTATGCAGAAGGCATCGCAGAGCATCAGTTGGAACGACTGGAGCTTCGGCCTTGAGGCTTCCGAGACCAACAACGAGCCGTCGCTTGCTGACGCGGCTTCCTACGAGGAGTTCGGTCAGTCCAACTACGGCGGCGATGTTTCGTTCTACATGCCTGCCACTTACGATGACAATAGCAACGCGCATAGCGTCATCTACGACCTGACCGACCAGCCGGGTACGATCAACGACATCTCGATCCGCATTGACGGGGACAAGGCCGTTGGTTCGGACTTCGTGGACGGCGACTACGTTTCGGCATTCCGCGCGGAGATCGGTGGAGAGGCCAACCCCTTCACCCCGGGCGAGTCCAAGCGCCGGACGGTTTCGTACAACCAGAAGGGCGACTTCTCGCATTACACGGTTGTCGGCACCCACACCATCGTTCCGATCCCCGCCCCCACCGACCCGTGGGATGCAGGCCGGAAGGCACGCCTTCGCGCGTCGGTCCAGGGCCGCGAGTACACCAACGCTCTTGAGTTCCGCTCCTCGGACGCGACGGTTGTGGACATCTACAAGGGCGGCTTCTATGAGGTCACCGGTACCGCGGGCGACACGGCCACGATCACCATTGAGGACGTTGAGGCCGGTACGTCGGTTGATGTCGAGGTGACGGTTACCGCGCCGTAAGCAACCCCCCCCCCACACGACCCCTCTTGCTTAGGTAGGAGGGGTTTCGTGTTCCCAGGAACTTTTCAGGTTGAGGGTGGCGGTTTGGGGTTCGGGGATGGTAGTGTCGAGGTAGACAACATACTTCGACTTTGGAGCAAAGATTCGTGACTTATACCCGCCCCGTATACATGACCAACCCCGCGTACACTTCGGGGTGGAAGATAGTAACGCTTAGTTTACTTGCTGGCGTTCTCTCCACCGCTGGGTTTTTTGGCGTTGGGTGGGGCCTGGCGAATCTAGCTTATAACTTGTTCGGTGTGCCCCTGTCGATGATCGGGTTTATGGGTCTGGTCACGGGGTATGTCGGATGTGCGGTGGGGAGGGCGTCAGGTTGGGTGACATATCACTCGATCTCGCAGACGAGGCGGGCATAAGCGGTTACCGCGCCGTAACTCCTGCTAAACTGGGATAGAGCACAAATAGCGTGCAAGCCCCCGGTCTTTCGGCTTCTAGGCTGGAGGGTCGGGGGTCACGCTTTTGATTGAGAGGGAGAACATGACTGACGTTACGCCTAACCCGAAGACGCTTGACCTGGGAGCGATTCTTGCCGGGATTTCTTACCCCAAGGACACTGTAGAGGTCTGGCTCGATGAGGCAACGGCCTACGAGATCAGCAAGGCGGATGCCGCTATCAAGCGCGCTGAGCTTATGGGGGACGCCGAACTGGTGTCTAAGCTGGAAACCGAGCGCGAAAAGCTGGTGGAGCTTGGGGCTTCCTCCCGGCTGGTTTTCCACCTGACTGGCGTTTCCCGAAAGGTCAAGGACGACATTATCACCAAGACCGATGAGAAGTTTAAGCCCGAGTATAGCTTCATGGGAACACGCGTGCCAAACCGGGAGGCGGACGACTACCACGCTAACTTGCGCTGGGCAGTCCACATTGAAAAGTTCGTGGCCGCTGACGGCTCCGAGCTTGTAGCCCCGGGGCCTGAAAGCATCGAGAAGTTCCGGGATCTAGCCCCCGCACCCGCAACCGAGGCTATCGAAAAGGCGATCACCAATCTTTCCGAGGGTGCCAAGAGCGGGTTTGAGTCCCTTGCCCAGGAGCACGCTTTTTTGTCACAGCCCTCACCCGGGGCGTAAGCAGACGATACCTGCCGACGATTAGAGCCGCCCGGGACTGGAAAAAGCGGCCCACCACGGTCATCATGCGTGACGACTGGTACGGTCACCGGGACCCGATCACGTTCTCACCCACAGGGGACAAGGACGAATGGCTCGACTGGGACCATGCGCTGATTGATGCACTTCAGACCATCGAAGATTACTCCGACCAGTACGGGCTCCTCAAGTGGGAGTTGGATGACCCCCATGTAGAAGTCGATGCGGTGAAGAAGATTCACCCGTTCGAAAAAGCCCGGGATGTCCAGACCAAGGGCGCGAAGAACAAGCCGTATACCCCTGAGCCCGGGGAATACTTTGTACCGGACATCTGGACCCGCGATAAGAAGGGCCTCCAAACGTATCAGGAGTGGCTTGAGAAACAGATAGCCGAAGAAGACTAAAGCACAGCCCCGTTTACCCCGGTAGGCGGGGTTTTGCTGTGCCCTGATAAAATGGATAAGAGGCGCTTTTATCGACGGGACATTGCATGGCTGACAGCTTTAACTGGTCCGTACTGGTCGATATCGCCACCAAGGGCGCAAAGGGCACCGAAGCGGAAATTCGCTCCGTCGCTAACGCCGTTGACCAGCTTTCCCGAGAGAACAAGCTGGGAGAAAAGGACACCGAGCGTCACACCCGCACCCTCGACCGGATGGGTAAGCAGGCCACATCCACGAGCGGTAACGTTGATCGGCTGGCGAACTCAACTAACTCCCTCCGGTACGCGAACTACGATCTTGCTTCTACCCTGCTTGGGGTATCGGCGGGGCTGACGGCTGTCGGGGCGGCAACGGTTACAGCTTTTGCGTCCCAGGAATCGGCGTTTACGACTGTAGAGCGCATTACCACCGGCTCTGCCGCCTCCATTTCCGAGCTTCGTGACGAGCTTCAGGCTCTGTCCACTGAACTACCCGTTTCCTTCCAGGGGCTCTCCGAAATCGCATCGCTCGGTGCGGCCCTCGATATCCCAGCCGAATCACTGGCTAAGTTCACCGAAACGGTGGCAAAGTTCTCCGCCACCACGGGAGTTACTACGGAAGCCGCCGCTGCGGGGTTTGGTCGCCTTGCCGCTTACCTGGAAATCCCGCAGGAGCAGTTTGACGCTCTAGGGTCTGCGATCCTCAAGGCGGGTAACATCTCCGTTGCCACCGAGGAGCAGGTTCTTAAGTTCGCTCAGGCCCTCGCCCTCCCCGGTGCCCGCGCGGGAATCTCCGCGGAGCAGGTGGTGGGCCTTGGCGCTACGATTGCGTCCTTCGGTAACATTAACGTTGAAGGTGCGGGCTCAGCAGTCACCCGAATTTTCACGGGTATCGACCGGGCGGTTCGGGATGGCGAAGAGTCTCTGAACAACTTTGCCGCTGCTGCGGGGTATTCGGCCCAGCAATTCGGTATCGCCTGGGAGCAGGACGCCGGGGCGGTGCTCAACCGCGTGCTGGCCGGGTTGAACTCTGACGTTGGGAACCTTGCGACAAACCTTGACACCCTGGGTTTCCGTAACGTCCGAGACCGCCGGGTTCTTGAGGCTCTGGTTCTCCAGTACGACAAGTACCGCTCCATCCTGGGTGAGACCACCTCGGCATGGCGCGAAGGCACGTACATGAACGAGGCTTACGGCCTGGTGCTGGATGACATTGCTTCGAAGTTCCAGATATTCCTGAACGCGGTCACTAACGCAGCTGCGGCTATCGGGTCGGCTCTGGCTCCCGCTATCGGGGCTCTGCTGGACGGTACGACCGACCTGCTTGTTAACCTCGCCGCATTCGCTAGCTCCCCACTGGGGCAGTTTTTTACCCGGATGGCAGTGGGCATTCTTGCCGCTGTGGCGGCTTGGGCGGCTCTTCGCGGAGGCATTGCTTTGGCTACCGCGGCTACTTTCGCCTTCAACACGGCAACTTCTCTCATGGGCGGCAAGGGCATTATCGCGGGTATCCGGGGTCTCGCCACCGCCCTGGGAATTTACACCGCCGCAACGGGGACGGCAACCCGAGGGACTATCAACTTCGCCACCGCGTTCAAGGTTCTGGGGCGGGCCACTGTCGTCATCGGCATCCTCTCACTACTCGGCCAATTGTTTTTGGACCTGGGTGGGACTGTGCAGTGGGCTGGGGAGCAGATTTCCCGGTTCGGGTCTTTCCTGCGGAGCCTGAATTGGGGTGGAGCCTTTAACGAAGGTGCCGAACAGATTCGAGACTTCGGTAACAGTGTCCAGGAGTGGAGCAAGCATATCCCCCGGGCAAGCACCGCCACGGAGGACTTCGAGCGCTCTGGCGGTAACCTCAACGATGTTCTGGCTCAGATGGATGACGAGTTCGGTAACGTCGAAGACTCTGCTGCCGCTATGGCCGATCAGGTCCGCACGCTGGTGGATTACGCCAACGACCTGTCTTCGGTGTGGAGCCGAGCGTTCGAGATTCGCTTTACCCCCCAGCAGACCCTTGACGCGATCACGACTTCGTTCCAGGGAATCCGAGATGCATCCGAAGCTGCCCGCCGGAACATTCGTGGCCTTCAGGCTGAGATCTCCGGCCTTAACTCCGACATCAACATTCAGCAGCAGTTCCTTGGTATCGCACAGCAGTACGGTGACACCACCCGTGCTCAGGCTATCCAGGCGAACCTTTCCAAGCTTCAGGCGGACCTTGCGGAGAAGACCGCTTCGCTTGCGGAAGAGCGCGAGAAAGACAACAAGACCCTCGTCGGTAACTCCAAGGCGGCCATCCAAAACCGCACAACGCTCACGGGTCTCGTACAGCAGTACCAGGCGCACATTCAGTCCCTCGCGAACTCCGGGCTCTCCACTGAAGAACTCCAGCGTCAGACCGAGCAACTGCGCCAGGACTTCATCACCCAGGCTACCCAGCTTGGCTTTAACCGGGGGGAGCTTGGGCTTTACGAGCAGTCCTTCCGGGACGTTACCGTTGCGATCCAGAACGTTCCTCGCGACATTACGGTGAACTTCAACGCCGACCCCGCCTTGCAGGCCATGAATGAGTTTGTGGCGCGCTCTCAGCAGGCAGGCCAAAACGCCGGGCAGAGCTTCGCTTCCGGGTTCAATACGGGCGTTGACGACATGCGCATGGCGATGGAGAAGGCCACCTCGATTATTCAGTTGGTCAAGGACACCTGGGGCGGCGGGTCTAGCGGTCGTTCGCGTTCTGGCGGCGGGTCGTGGGGCGGTCTTGGCAACCCGATTGCCGACTGGGCCTACGACATTGGCCGGAACATCCGGGGCTACGCAGACGGCGGCTACACCGGACGGGGCGGCAAGTACGAGGCGGCGGGCGTTGTCCATCGCGGCGAGTACGTGATCCCGGCCAAGCATGTTAACCAGGCCACGGGACTTCCGAACGCCGATGCGATGGGTCGTCTTCAGCGGGGAGCCCCAACCCGGCAGGGTTACGCCAACGGCGGCTTCGTGCGCGGTGGCGGTATGGGCGGTCAGGTCACGCTTTCTCCAACGTCCATTCAGCAGCTTGCAATGGTCATGGACAAGATCATTTCCCTCGATGGCCGGGTGGTCGGAGAAACCGCATCACGTTCGTACCAGACCGGAACTACGGTCGGAAAATACTAGCCTGATAAACTGGTTAGAGAGACTTTTAGGAGCCTAATGCCCGATCTTGATCTGCCCATCCCGGGCGTTACACCCGGCCCTGAGTGGGCGACAAAGAACAACGCGGCCCTTAACGCGCTTAATGAAGTTATGGAGACGGGGCGACTCTCGCAGGAGGGCCTTGAAGCGGAACTAGTTTCTACCGCGGCCGACCTCAATCCGGAGGCACTGTCAGACTCTTTCATCGCCCAGCAAATTGCCACTCCCGGGAGTCAGACGGCTACTGAATTGTCAGGGGCGGTTGAGGGTGAGGTCGCAACTAAAATTGCCACTTCTCCCGATATAGTGGCGCGGCCCGATAAGCTACGGCGAACCCGGGTGGGGCTGGCCAATACTCCTACGCGCCGGTCAACCATTTTCGCAATCGGTGATTCAGTAACTGAGGGGGACGCGGCTACAGCCCGGGATCGCCGCTGGGTTGATGTCCTTCGCGCGGTGTTGCAGCGTACCTTTCCCTCTATTAACGGGGAGGAGGCAGTCGGGTTCATCCCGGCTAACTACTTTACCACTTCATTCCCCCAGGTCTTCTCATTCACCGGTACGACCTCCCAGTACAACTATTTCGGACCTGGGGGCCGGTCCCGCCGTATGGAGCCGTCCTCGGAAGCCACAGCGACTATCCAGGGCGCGTCGAGCATTGATGTGATGTACGCCAAGGCGACCTTCACTGGCCGAATGGAAATCCTCATCGATGGCGTCTCACAAGGTACAACTCAGACCTCTGCCGCATCCAGCCTGGACGGGTTCGCGGTTCGTGTCGTAATGCCCGACACGGGTCCTCACGAGGTTAAGGTTAGACCCTTCGAAGCGTTCCCGATTATGTTCGAGGGAGTGATCGTCAATAACGGCAATGAGGCTTCCGGGGTTCGCGTCATCGACGCCGGGCACTGGGGGTGGACCACCAGCCATTTCCTCACGGGTGGGGGTCCCTCCAGTCTGGGCCAACTGGCCTCCTACCTCGATCCCGACCTCGTGACTATCGCGCTGACCGCGAATGATTACTCCGGCCAGGTACCAATTGCCACGTACAAAGCGAACATCGTCGCGCTGATCGCAGCCGTTCGGGCCAGTGGGGCGACCCCCGATATAATGCTGATTGCGTACCCGGAACGAAGCAACGTAATTTCCCCTGCGATCCCATACTCCGCGTATGTGGACGCACTTGCTGAGGTGGCGGCGGCGGACATGAGTGTGACACTCCTGGATCTTCGCCGATACATGGATAAAGTCGCGGAGGACACCCTCTCGCTGTGGGCCGACAACGTGCACCCAAACGACCGGGGGGGAAGAACCATCGGTCAGTACATTGCTGCGTTCCTCTCCGCGGGCGTTACACCCCAACCGAAGCCCCGAGACCGGGAGTCGGTGTTCATCCCCGCTTCCGCCTTCACCCCCTCCGCTGGCTCCCCCGCGATGGCTGTGGGGTCTGGGGCTTACACGGGCCTAGCCTACGATGCCAGCGCCCAAGAGGCGGCAGTTACTTGGACTCGGCTGCCCGTTGGATGGACAAAGGTTAATGTCGAGTTGTACTGGTTGCACTACAACAGCACACCCAGTGGCGATGTAATCTGGCGTATAAATCTCCGGCAGCAACCCATCGGAGCCGTAACTGACGCCAACTTGGCCGATGTTACAAAGCAAGTTACCGCTCCAGCACAGTTTGTCAGTCAACGCCTGGCGCTTGTTTCGGGTCAAGCCATTTCCCCGGATAAACTCACAGGTATTTCGGTCATTCGGATGGCGGCGGGTGCGGGGGACACATTCGCGGCGGACTCTATTCTCGTGGGCGTCCGTCTGGTTCGGGTAGAGTAGTTTACACCCCTCCTGATAAACTAGATAGGAGAGATTCGCTTCCCGAAGGGACCTGCCTTGGCATATTCAAACCGTAACCGTTTTTGGTTCGGGACAATGGCAGGTAACTCCGAATGGTTCCCCACCCCTGTCCGAGGTGCAGAAATGAACCCGGAAGGGTGGAGCGCAGGCGGCACTCTTCTTAACGGTGGCGGATACCAGTTTAACTCGTTCGGGTCTCACAAGACCTACACGTTCGAATGGCGCGATTCTTCGGCAATTGAGGCCGCTGCGAGGATGAAAGCGTACTCGGACGGAACCTACGGACGTGGCCTGATCCAATTTGTTGACCCGTTGATCTACGATAAGAACACCGCGCCTGCTCAGCTTGCAGACCCCTCCATTGCCATTGGATACGAGGGCGTGTCGATGGTGTACGGGGTTGAGCCGACCGGTACCCCCACCCCGAATCGCCGTAAGAACGCACTGCCGGTAACTTCCGCCGTCTACAGCCTGGGAATCGTGGACGCCGGTTTCCGGGGTACGGAGGGCGCGGTGTTCCTTCCTATCCCGGAGGGTCACGTACTGGCTCTGGGTGCGGTCTACTCGGCCACGGGTTCAGGCGGCGTGTTCGTGTCGTGGCAGGACAGCGACGGCGTTATTCACGAGGCTCAGCGCTTGACTGAAGTTGACCCCGAGGCAGACACTCTCCTCCCGGACATCGTAATCCAGGGCGAAGGCGTATGGGTGTGGGTAGGCAAGGAGTCAGCGGGCTCGGCGTCCGTTACGTTCTCGGCGTTCATTTCCCGCCTAGTTCGGAAGCGTGATGTGGCGGAGTTCGGCCTGTACGGCGACGGTTTCTACGGCCAGTTCACGTACGGAGAAGCATTCCCGCGCGTTCTCGTTCAGCGCCTCATTACGGGTCCGTGGATGGCGGGCCTGGGTCACTCGGGGTGCCGGTTCATCGGTAAGCCCACGTACGTTGCCAACGGGCCGTTTAACGGCGGTCAAGCCGGGTTTGCGGCGAGCTTCAGAGAAGTAGGCCAATGGGTGGTGGCTTGACATGGGCTACAACCTTTCAATCGACGGCTATGACTACAAGTTCCACCCCGCAGGCTACACTGTCCAAGAAGACGCCACCCCGCTTCCTGCGAACGACTCTTTCGGCTCTGTCGGCACCATCGACATCACGCTTCCGATGCCCGATGAGTACGCAGGCGGTCGCACGAACCCGCTGGTGCGCTTTGGCCCCGAATGGCTGATCGATAAGACCTTCGTGTTCACCGATACTGAGCGCGGATCTATTCCCGGCACGTTCCTCTCGGCTAACGTGAGCCTTGCAGACGGCACAATCCGAGTCTCCGGGCTCCCCCGTACGGGCATCCTGAACGTGTATAACGTCAACGCGCAGCCTTTCGTGGGTACCCTTGGCAATGCGATTGCCTACTACCTCTCCCTTGCGAACGTAACCACGGGCTACAACGTGGACTCGACCCTAGCCGCCCGGTACGTAACCTTCCCGGGTTGGACAGGTGAGCTTTGGTACCACCTGAAGCAGATGGCGTCCGTCCACAATATCGACATTTCCCTGGTCAACGGGATTATCTACTTCCGCCCTATTCGCCGCCGCACCATTGAGCGCGGTGTGGACATCTCCAAGAACCGCGACCTGAACCTGCCTACCCTGGCGCAGGCGGTAGAAGTCTACAACTACAAGAACCGGGCTATCACCAACGAACTCGTTTACCCGCCCAAGGGTTGGACCCCAGAGGTGGAAGTCTACAACGTTAACGCCGGGGAGACGGCGGAATACACTCTGGAGCTTTCTTCGTCGGTGTCCTCTATTCAGACCCCCGTCATGCAGACGAGCGTGACTCCGGGATACGCTGCATCATCGGTATATACGGTTGTGGCAAACGACGGACTTCCCATCCCCCCGCAGCAGTGGATCAACCACGGCGGACGGTTTGAACTTACGATAAACCCGGACACGGTAACCCTTAACCTCAAGTTGACGGGACCTACGGGAATCCCGACTGCTTACGGAACGGTAGCTACCAACTTCTCACTTGCTCTCGCTTCGGACTCTACGGGCAACCGCTATTCGACCCTGCGTGTCGTAGGTACGGGTGTTATGTTCGATAAAGGCGACCCGCTTAGAATCCGAACAGGAGTCCCCGCGACCAAAGCCCCGACTGAGGTGGGTGTGACGGTCGATAACCCGTTTGTATCCGACCTGGACGACTGCTACCGGATCGGTACTCGTGCGGCTCGTGAGTTCGCGTATCCCGCCCCGGACATCTCGGCGGACATTGTTCGGGCTATTCCGCTGGACGACGACGAGTGGCTGGGTTCCACCTTCGGTAACGTGGCAGGCGCTCGCGTGTGGGATGCATCTTCTAAGCGCTTCTACCGTGTCCGGGAATCCCGTTTCAGCGAAGGCTCGATCAGCTACTCCGCGGACGATGACCTGACCTACGGCGACGTGGAAGAACACTTCGACGGCTACACTTACGGCGATATCGAGGACTTGTACGACGGGTTCAACTACCTCCAGGTAGAGCGCCGGGGGCTGGTGAACTTTGGAGACTGATGTTTTTCCCCGTCGGAACCTCGGTAAGGCTGAGCAATGGGGCCGGGAGGTAGAGCGCCGGACCCGCTTGATCGACCGCACGGTGGGTATCCGCGACCAGTCATTCTCCGGGGCAGACCGCTACATTTCGTCTTCGGCTAAGGCCATCGCAGATCAGGCCACTGCTACCCTTGCCGCTTACAAGCTCATCCCCATCCCCGTAAATCTCTCCGCCCACACAAACTCGGTGGCAGTGGGGCCCGCATGGTCTACGGTTGCAACCCTTACCGTGGCGCTTAACGAGGATATGTCTTTTGCGGATCTCGTGGTGATTGGGGATGCTCAGTTCGATGAAGTACGTCAAGGCGGTGGCGGAGGTCCTGCGCAGTTCGTGTGGCCCTATCCTCTGGACTACACAACCGACGAGTACGGACCGAGACCGGGAATTGGCGACGGCTTCCACAAGGGCCTCGACTTTGCAGGAGGTCCCGCCTCCTCGGGTAACCCGATTCCCGCCACAGCCAACGGCACCGTGATCGCACGGGCTTATCAAGAAGAGCGCGGTAACTACGTTATCCTCGACCACGGCATGCGGGACGGTAACAATCTCCAGACGTGGTACTACCACATGAACGCTCCTGCTCCGGTGTCAGTGGGTCAATCCGTAACTCAGGGTCAGACAATCGGCTACATCGGAAATACGGGTTTGTCGATGGGCGCTCACCTCCACTATGAAACCCGCATCAACGGGGAGCACTTGAACCCCCGGGCGTTCATGGACCTCTACGGCGGGGCATCCAGCACCGAGCCCGGCCCCGTTCAGGACATCTACGGGCGTCTGATTATCGGCGGGACGGTGAGTCAGGAGGAGCGCTACCCCGCAATGGTGGGGGGGACGCCCCTTACCGGTCGGCAATGGACTAAGGTCGTGGCGGGCGGGTCCTTTCCCATTACCGCGTCCACAATCTCCGTCCAGTTGCAACTTAAGTCTTCACTCCAACCCGTAGTCATCACCAACACACCTTTCGCATCGATTACAGTTCTAGGGGCAATTAGAGCATGAGCACTGACGTATTTCCCCGCCGCAATCTTCCCGATAAGGCCGAAGACTGGGGCCGGAAGGTCGAAGAGCGCATTGTGGCCCTCGAAGGCGTCGGTCAAATCCTGGGAGGAAAGGCCCAGGGCGTTAACCGTACCCAAGCCTCTTCCCTACAGGACCTCGCGCAGCAACTCGCCCGTCTTGACGCACTTCAGCGATCCATCCCACGGTCGGCTGCGATCACCACATCCAACTACAACTTTGGGCTTGGAACTACCGGCTGGAATACCATCGCCGAAACTACACTTTCGGGTTCGGGTTCGGGCGGCTCGGTAACAGCAGTCACGTCGGGAACCCTGATTTCGGGTGCTGCGGAAACCCTCATCGGAACCCGTTTTAGGTTGGTGCTGAACAACACGAACGCGTCCCCCGAATTCCCCGGAATGTACACCCCGCAGGGAGCTTTCTACGTTCCTGTCATACCGTCCTACTCGTGGAATTTCACAGGCACTTCCGCAAACGTCAAACTCCAATGCGCCCCCGAAGCGACCCAGCCCTGGCCGGGCGGAACAGGAAGCCACGTAGCACTCGCCCTTTATGGGTCTTTCTACGGCTGATAAACTTGATAGGGAGGACTAATGCTTACATCACCTGACAATCTCTGGTCGCCCGACGAGGGCACCGAGTATAAGCCTGCTATCGATCAGGGCGCGTCGATGCAATCGGTTCAGGATGCACTCTCCTCCCTCCGCGCGTCTTCGGTCACCCCGGGCGCGGTTTCTTTTAGCCCCACGTGGATCAACCTCACCCCCGGTAGTACGGGCGGCAGTATATCGGCCAAGTACCAGTTGATCCGAGGTCGATGCGTGGGGGAGATCGACGTGGTTCTCGGTTCGGGTTTCGCCCTCAACACCGGGGCTGTTGCCTTCCAGCCCCCCGTTCCTATGACCGCATCCCTCTACCACCCGGTTGGTACGGGTGTGTACGTGGACAGCGGAACGGGTTGGAGAAGCGGCCCCCTGCTTAACTTCGACGGAAACATTCGCCTTTTTGTTGTCGGGGGCGGCTACATGGTAAACGTGAACGCTACGGGAGACCCCTTCGGATGGGCTCAGGGCGACCGTATTCACCTGGCGTTCGACTACCCAACTTACTAAGGGGATTCCTATGCAACGAGATTGGCCTAACGGGGGTACTACACCCCCCTCCAAACCCGGGATGAACTCCCAGTACAACCCGTTCCGGTCCACAAACGAATTCGGTACCGATCACTCCCTCACGGGGTGGCACCGAGGTATCGACCTGATCGGCTTCAGCAACATTAGGGCTGCGGCGGACGGTCGTGTGGTCTTTTCCGGGTCGAATGGGACTGCGGGCTACGAGGTAAAGATCCGTCACACTGATCTGACCGCCACTAGGTACCTACACATGAAGGCGGGATCTCTCCGGGTCCGGACGGGCGACACCGTTAAGCGCGGGGATATCATTGGGGTTATGGGCGCTACCGGGTACGCTGACGGCCCCCACCTACACTTCGAGTGCCTTGATGTCGATGACAACCGGCGAATCAACCCACGACTTTATATTGGTGCCGGTACTGCCGCTGGAAGTGGCGGTGTACCTTTTGACCCGAACGGAGATGACGAATTGAACCAGGACGAGAAAGACAAGCTGGACGCGATCTACGGTGCCCTCGTTGCACCCAGCGCGAATGGCCCGTACTACAAGACCGATGCACTTATGAACCTTATTCGCACAGAGGTCCAGAAGTCTCTTGCCGATATTCAGGCCGGTAAGATCAACTACCCGAACCAGGATTACAACGCCTTTACCGCGATTGTAAACGAGGTTCGAGGACAGAACTAAGGAGAAGCACAATGTCCGCATACGCAAAGGCTATCTACGCAGCTATCGTGGGTTTCGTGATCGCGTTCCTCACGGCAATTCTCCCCTACCTTCAGAATGGGGAGACTCTGGGCGAGGTCAACACCCTTGGTTGGGTGACTGCCCTCCTCGCCGGTCTGGTTTCGCTAGGTGTTACGGGCGGTGGCGTCTATGCCATCTCCAACAAGCCCGCGGTTACCAGCATCTAAGTTTCCGGTAAGGAAAACAAGGGCGACTCGCTACCGCCTTGGATGGAATGGGCTTAGGCCCGGCACGAGAAAGGAGCTTCCGGCTGTGACCCACGTAAGTGTCTGATCGGAGGTGACTCGCATCTCGGCTACGCCCTACTGCTTCGGTGGTGGGGCGTTAGTCGTTGGGTACGACAAAACCCCCGCCTGTGTAAGCACGGGGGTTGTGTACGGTGTGTCAGATAGCGCGAATCTCTGACGACGCCACTCGCTTTGTCTCCCGGAACCACGAGCCGCAGTCCAGGCACACAAGGCGTTGGTAATGGCCGGTGAGGGTCTTAGCCGTCCCGCGCTTCTGGAGGCTTGTAGAGCCGCAAGAGTGGCACGAGAACGGGTTGGACGGGTCCGCTGGATGGGGCATCTTGATGAAGGATTTCATCTCGTCAAACAAAGGCAGAAGGAGCTTGGTGTCCTTGATGCTGTACCGGCGCATCTTGTTCCACGCCCGCGTGCGGATTGCCTCATCCTCTGAGTTGCATTCAAGGGCCAACTGCATCGTGTTGACATCGATCTTGCGATCCTCAAGCAACAGGGCTGAGACGTAATCGAGTTTCCGGGACAAGAACCGCGAGTGCTGCTTAGCCACCTGGAACATGTCGATGTGCTTCACAGGCGGCGGTGCGCTCCATCCCTCCAGCAGGAAGGAGCCCTCGATCCACGGCCAGTCAAATCGCTTTGAGTTCCAGCCCATGATGACATCGGCCTCAGAGACCAGATCGTATAGACCCTTGAGCATCCCGAGGTAGTCGCCCTCGTTGTGGTGCTCGCTGTCGAACAGGGTCTTCTTGGTTCCCACCCACTGCGCGCTGTAACACATGATCCGGCTGGGTGAAATGATCTGCCGGTGCCCAATGATCGGCTGCCACAAATCGTACGTCCACACGGCGGCGGGCATAATCTCAATATCCAGCGCCAGGATTTTCAGCTTCGAATGAGCTTCTACTGTATCACTCACTTTGTCCCCTCTCCTCGTTCAAGTCTACTAAACCTCTCTCCAGATGATGTTGAAGCTGTGAAGGCCCTGAGACTCCTCGATCCGCCGGTACACCTCGTGCTCCAGCCGGGGCTTGGACGACTCGTGAACGAAGTCATCGAGCGTTGTCACATAGGCCGTCCACTCGTTGCGCCGAACGTGCGTGATATCGACCGGGATGTAGTTCACAGCAGCCCCTCCTTTATTGCCCACTTGATGCACGCCACGGGGTCTCCACTGCCGAAGCGCTGCCCGTCAAGAAACTCAATCACTCTATCCACTCCTTCTTTGTACCCCATCGTCTGATAGACCGTGATTCGGTCCCAGCTTTCACCGAAGTCTTCGTCGTTGAAGTCGGCGTATCTCACTTTGCCAGCCCCAGCCTCTCTTCCAGTCTTGCAAGAATCTCGTCGTAGTCAGTCATTGATCGCCTTCCAAGCACCATAGCTGATCGGGAACAGTGTTGCAATCCCCGCTTCGATCTTCTGAGCTACCTCCACGATTTCAAGCTGTGGGTGCCCGTGTGAGCCGTTACGGAGCTTCAGCACATCGAACCATGCCCGGAGGTTTCCTGAGACGTAGAAGGACGTGTAGAGGCCCTGTGGGAGCACCGCGCGGGCTACTTCCTTGGCGACGCCGTTCTTCAACATCAGGTTATACTGCTCGACGGCCTTGGCGGATGCAATCTCGATCCGGGTAACGGTGTTGGCGTTGAGGTTAAACCAGTCAGGGTCCTCGGGATCAAGGTGACCCATCTCAGGCCGAGCAGACGTACCCTTGTTCACCAAAGGGCGGTCAGCATCGGGAACCCAGAACACGGGGTCTGGCTCGGTGTACCGTCCGGACTGCACGGAGAACGACAGGTGGCGGTGGCGAGTAATCTGCGCCAGCACGAACAGCGGTGCTTCTACCCGGAAGGTGGCCCCCAGGTGCTCAAACGGTGCAAAATGCCCTTCAGAAATCAGGTACTTAATCAGCCCGTTAAGGCGCTCAAGGCTTACGGTCTGCCCGCCGGTAGAAACCCGTGCAGCAGAGGCCGCGTCCTCATCGGAGCCCCAGTGCTGGAGGACATCTACCGTCATGTCACTTCGGAATTCAGTCATCGCTTCTCCCACCACTCCCCGAACGCCGCACGTCCAGCGCTCTCTGCCGCCACTTCACTAGTGTAGTTGTCGTCCATGAAGATCAGATCCCCGTTGACTACGGTCGTCACGTCGTAAAGCTCGTGCTCATTCTTGTCGATGTCAATTTGCAGCTTAGCCATTGTCCTCCACCCATTCTGTCAGCAATGTAAAAGTCGGCTTGTGTTTCATCTCTCGCGCCAGGTAAGCAATACCGTGAGCAACCGAAGAGCGTGCGTCGTTATAATCCTTCAAAGTCTCTCCGATCTCCTTCCGGCCAACATAGTATCCTGAGTCCTCTAGGAACTGATCCCGGCGCTTTTTCTTGTCCGCAAGACTGTCACCCCCGACCAGATATTGGAACTTCGGGTCACGATACCGCTTGCGGTCATTCCTGTCAACCAACCCACGATCAATCAGGACACCGATTACGGGAAGGGCTTCAAGCGATACCGTCGTATAGTTGAAATTCTTGGTGTTTCGGGCGGTGAAGGCTTCACAAATCACGTCTTCAGGCTCGATCCAGGCCGCATCAACTCGAAACCCGATATGCGGCTCAACCTGCCGGGAGGAGAACCAATCGCTCATGCCTTCCGCACCGCCCCGGAACTGAGTGGCGTACTCCAGCACCGGCAAGGTCTCTTCGGTGTACGAGAGAACCGAGATTCCCGACTCTAGGCCCGGGTCGATGGACAGGATGTAGTTGTCAGTCATCTGTGGGCTCTGCCTGCCGCGGGAAAATCTTCAGCGTTCGGTTATCGTCCTGGAGGTGCAGTTCAATGCCTCCGCTCCACGCCCCGTACCGCTCAAAAACGGTCCCGTCTTCTAGAATCACCGTGATCCGGGTGACGTTCTTCAGATCGTCGTACTTCACTTCTTCTCCTCGGTGTGACACTCGCAGGCGCACGGCCTGGTAACGAAACGATAGCACATCTCATGGCTTCCTGGCGACACCCACGTGCAAAAACCGCTCCTGTCCATGCCGCTCTTGTGGTCAGACATCAGTGCCCCGCACCAAACCAGTCTTCAGCATCCAGCGGACCCACGGACATCGGGAACTCAATCGGCTGGCTAACATTGCTACCTGGGTCGAACGTGTACGTCATGGTCTCCAGAATGTACGGCACTGCGGTCTCCACTTCGTTCTTAGGGATACACCACACGATAGCATCATGAACTGTCATCCGCAACCAGCGCATCATTTCGATGTTTTCGCGGGCAATACGGATCAGACCTTCGAACAAAATTTCTCTTGTCGTGGACTGGCCTGCAAGCGCGGAGGACTGGGTGAAGCTGCGGTCGGGGTCAACCACCATGCGCCGACCCCACCAGTTGGTGACAAATCCCGATTCGCCCTCCCGGGTGATCTGGTCCTGCCAGCGAGCAACGTAAGGGTATGTCGTCCGGTAGTTATCCAGGAACCCCAGCGCTTCGGGAACGGTCACATCCAGGGTAGCCGCGAGCTTCTTAGCGCCCACCCGGTATGACATTCCGTGCGTACCGGGCTTGGTCTTGTTCCGGTAATACTTCGGGTCATCGTCGTACTTGTCAGGAAAGAAGATCCGCCCCGTGATCTCATGAGCGTCAGCGCCAGGTGCAAAACGCTCAGCGTACGCCTCATCTCCCGACAACGCCGCAACGGCACGCGCATCGGCGGCAGAGAAGTCCATCTCGACCATGACCATATCCGGGTCTGCGATGAAGTAGCGCTTTTCTACCGCCCCCGGTCCCCGCGCAGTCCACACGGTAAGCCCCGGGCGCTGAACGGAGGTACGCCCCGAGCGCTGAAGGCAGGCAATCTCCGGGTGAATGCGCCCATCCTCGTAAGTGGAGTCAAGGGCGAGTTGCGCAAGGGAGCGCTGACCCTGGAGAGTTGCAAGGGCACGGCCCAACTTCTCAGCCTCGGTGCCTTCGGAAATAGCAACCATCGTCTCGCCGCTAAAGGAGGGTGCGCCAGATGCGGTGCGAGTCCAGGTGTCGTTTTTCTCCGGGACAATGCCGAAAGACTCAAACGCCTTGATAATCGAGCCTTTACCGGCGTTGGACTTCCACGGCATTTTAGAGTCCGTTGGCATATCGAAATCTCGAACCAGCCAGTCCATGATCTCTTCACGCTCTTTGGCAAGTTCATCCACGCGGGCCTGAGCCTCGGCGGTGTTAACCAGCACGCCATTGCGGGTGATCTGTGCGTTGATGCTCCACACGATCATCTCGCGCCAGATGTAATCGCCCCGGTAGTTCTGAGACTTAATCATCGACAGAAGCTGCCGGTAAATGTGCCGAACAGCCACCACGTCCTGAATCATGTAGGCGTAGAAGTCCAGGTCATCAAGGGGGATAAGGGAGAAGTCTAGGTCACGCACCGCAGTCTTGGGCGGGTTGTACTTCTTGGCAAGCTCTTTCAGGTCACCCATCTTGCCCGGAACGCCAAGCTGATGTGCCTGCTCATCGAGCGAGAGCCACTTCTTCGCCCGCTCGGGCTTTGCCCCGTCGAACACGGTACGCCCGTCCTTGTTCACGTAGCTGTAGGGGGCGGGGTTCACAAGCGAGGCCAAAACGTACGAATCAATGACCCGGCCTTCAAGAGCAAGCTCCAGGGGCCGCATACTGTCCTTGCCGTAAAGCACTGACAGGTCGTAAGAAACTGAATTATGAGCGACGTTGAACCGGGCAGACTCGATAAGCGAAATCATCTCGTCGTAATCGGTCGTAACCTGAACCTCGCCATCGTCCCAAGCGAATTGCATCGTACGCACGAACTCCTGGGGGCTCATGCCGTACTGCTTTCCAGCCGAATGAGTCTCCGTATCCCAAAACAGGAAGCGTCCCGCGGGCGTCACAGGTTCTCACGCTCCAAGATAGCAAGTACATCTTTCGCACCGCCGTAGGGGTCCTCGTTACCATACTCGATCGCCCAAGACTTCTGATGCTGAATAGCCCGTTTCAATTCGTCCCGAAGACCCGTGAGCGCCGCACGGAGGGTCTTGTACTCCTTCGACACACGCTTGTAAACGTAGCCGTCGTGCCAGACCGTGAAACGAGGCCCATCGCCGTAGCTGTAGGTCGTCTCGATGCTCCAGTGGCAATCCTTGTCCTTGGGGTGATCCACGTTGACAAGCTCGTACCAGATACCGCTCAACCGAACGATCTCATCAGACAGCACGTTGTAGTCGTCGCTCACAGCACCCTCCCTCTCGTGTTGAACCCGGAATCCCGGTTGCCCTCGATCTTACCGCGCCTTTCGAACTCACGCAACCCTCGGTTTACTTCTCTAATCACAGCCGCCTCTCCCGACCCTCCACGTTCGAACGGGGCGTAGTCCGGGAAATGCCGCCGTAGAGTGCGGTGATCGACTCCCATTGTCCGGCGGATCTCATTCAGCGACACGCC